CCATATAAATAAAAATTAGTCTTTGATTTCAACTTCAAATGAGTCTATTACACGTTGGTTTTTTATACACCCCTTCGGAATACTCATCAGCGAACAGAACTGCTTGGGGTTCACCCCGTAATTCTGCGCGATAGTCAAATATTCGTCATTTTCCTTTACTATGACGCCTACCGACGTTATCTTAATAGGCTCGGTGTCTTCCTTGAAATCTTCCACCAACTGCCAACTTGTGCCGAACGCACATGAGTCAATCCAATCGACTCTCACAATATCTGCTTTCATAAATATAAAATTAAACCTTGAACGGCGGCGGGGGTCGAACACCGCAGTCTCACCCGACAAGTCGGGGTTGCATTACCATTGTGCTACGCCGTTTCACTTTTTGCTGTTGTTCAATCGCCCCGTAGTGGGACGGCAAAATAAAAAAGAACCCTATTTTATAGCCGTTTCGGGCTGTCAGTTCATACAAGGAAAGTTGACGCTGTGTTCGAGTTCGTGCTCGTTTTCGAGACGGATAGTCTGCCCGCGCATGTAGGCAAGCACATTGTCTTCAAACTGCTCAAACTCGTCACGAACCTTCTCGGCTATGTAGTCGGAAAGCCCGTCATCTTCTTCTTCGCCTTCATGGTGGCCGTGCAACTGAATGTACCGCTGCCAGTCTCGCTCTGCCATTTCATCAAGGAAATCGTTAAAATCTTCTTCGTTCATATTGCCGTGTGTTTTATTGTTTGACAATGCAAATATATTATTTTATTATTATTGTGCAAAGAAAAATCGAAAAATTTTCACAAAAAAAGCGGCGTCGGGGACACCCCGACCACCGCCCAAACAAAAACAGTTAGTAAGCGTTTCCGCTATACAAATATACTATTTTTCCGTGTTCGTAACCTTGCCGAGCGCTATGCAGAAAATATCGTGGCCGCGATAGACCTTGATTCCCTTTATCTCGCACAGAAGGTAATGGTTGCCGCACTTGAAGCGGATATGAGTCCAGTCTTTCCAATGCGGTTCGAGCGTACCCTTCACGAGTCCGTTGCGGATAGCAGCCGTGTCTTTGGTTTCATATTTGTCAACATCGACAAGGCGCTTGACCCAATAGTCGGACATATCCCGATACTCGGTCGTCTTCGTACCCCGCGCTATTTGGTCGAAGTATTTTTGGAATAGTGTGGCGTATAAGACTTTCATGGCTCTTGCTCTTTAGGTTTTTCGTTTCCTTCGGTCGGCTCTTGCTCTGTCTCGTCTGCGCCGTTCTGCTTCTCGCCTTCTTCCATTGCGGCCAACATCAAGCGGTCAATCTCATCTTCATTGTTGTCGGTAAGGCTGAGCATGGCGACTGCGGTTTCAAGACTGACAAGGCCAGTGCTATACAAATTGGAAATACGCTGCCAACGGGTATCAACATCATCGGGGAACGGCTCGGCAAACTCAAAACCGATTTCAAGTTCGTCAAACTCTTTCGCCTTTTCGGGGTGCATGTACTTTAGGATAGCAATGATTAGGTTCTTCTCTCTCTCGACGAGTTCGCTGTATGTCTCTATGTTCCGAGCGCGTTTGATGTAACCGAGTATCATCGAGTTGCGAATGGCGGCGCCGCTCAAAGTTCCCATACCGCGCAGCGCTTCAAACGAGAAGTCTGGTGTGAAGGTGTCGAACAGAATACTCCGTTCAAGATTGTCCTTCTCATTCTTCTGCAACTCGCTCGCAACGGGTGGGTTGACATATTGGAACACGCTGTCCTTACCCGTTGTCTTTATCAGTCGTGCAACTGCGTCGGGTTCACCCATGAGTTTCACAACGTCAGCGGAAGCAATGGCCACGGGGTCGGCGAAGTAGTTGTTGGTGTCGCTTATCTTGCTATCAATCATTTCTTCTCGTGCGATACGGCGTTCCGAGCCTTCCCACGCCTTCGTTTGCTGATAGTAGATGATGTTGATTTTACCAGTCGGGTTCTTCTCGGTGGTGACATTCCAACCGCCGACCACACTCTGCTCGCAGTAGAAGATTAGGTCTGCCGTGTGAATATCCCAATGCTGAATGGTCTTGCCGTTTTGGTTCTGCTTGTACCCGTAGGCGAAGGCCGCAAGGTTGCCGAACCTATCAAACATCGGACGCAAGGTGTAGCCCGTACTGCGTGCCAAAATTGCCACATTGCAGCGTGTTTCGGCTCTCTCGTGCTCTTTGCCTTCCGAATCCACTTCCTTTATGGTCTCGCTGTAAATGTTGTAGAGTTTGGCGCTCTCGGTTTCCGCACCCGCGAGTCGCTTGGCGGTTCTCATTCGACTGTCGAAGTAGTGGTCGGTTAGGAACTGTTGGAACAGTTGGAACGCTTCTTCGTCACCGTCTTTGTTCTTCTTTTTCCAAATCAGCGGATTGCCGAACAGAAAGAACAGTTCGACTTCGTTGATGTACCGCTGGCGCGTTCTCGGAAGTTTCTCGGTGATGTAAGGCCGCTCGTTCTTTCTCGGCTTGTTCGGACGCTTCATGACGGCGTGCTTCTGCGGGTTGTACTCGGACAACGCTTCATCGACGTCTTCATCGCGGTTCTGCATGAGCGCAATGGCTGCGGACACGTCCTTGTCTTCCATAAGTTTATACAAATCTCTCTCTACCCCTACGCTGTTGAGAACCTTGTTCTTGAACAGCGTGAAAATTTGTGTTAAGTAGTTATTCATATCCAATCGACATTTATTGGTTTGACATTTCTCGGCTTGTCGCCTTCGATTTTCTTCTTTATGATAACCTTTCCGAGCACAGAGCACAAGCACCAGTAGCGAACGGCGTCCATTGCGTGATTGAAGGCGTCTTCGGGTCTGTTTATATAGTTCCCGTCCTTGTCCTTCGCCCATACATAGTTGCGTAGTTCGTTGAGAACATTGTAACTGCGTTCGGTTACAAAGATATTATCAAAATCCAATATTCGTTGTATTCCCGCCAAAATTGAACCCGAACCTTTTTGAGTCGGGTAGATGAGCACCCCGCTGAGCATGAGTTCGTCGATGAGTCGGGGGTCGGCGCTGTCCGCATAGACGAATGTGCCGCTGTACGGCTGCAACTTTCTCGCGATGTCGGTCGAGAGCATTCCCGTCTCGTAGAACAACTCGTCGATGTAAAGGTCGTTGTTGACAATGCCGCAGCGGATAGCAGCCGTCGGGTCTTTGGCGTACCCGAAGTCAAGGCCGATACCGAGATTCTTCGCTTCGTTCGGAAACTGCTTGCAGACAGTCCACTTCTTGTACACAGCACCTTCCGCAACATCAGCCCATTGCCCCATGACCACGTGGGCGTAGCGTTCGGGGTCTTCTGCCTTCATTCTGCGGATTTCCTTCAAAAATTCTTCGCCCAAGTGCGCTTCGTTGTCAAGATACGAAGTGTGGATATGAAGAACGTTCGGGTGGGTGCTGATTTGCACGGGCACGCCGTCAAACTCGACTATCTTGTGGGTGTCCTTGATGTACTTTTGATAAATGAAGTGGTTGGAGTCCGTCGGGTTCATTATGATAATGATTCTGTTTTGAATCCCCTTTTGACGGATTGACAGCATAATGCGCTCGAAGTCGGTCTCGTCAGTCCATTCTTCCGCCTCATCGCAGACGAAGGTCGTTAAGCCGTGAATTGATTTGAGTTTTGCCGTCTGGTTGCCCGAAGAAGTCTTGATACCACGGAACATGATTCGTGCGCCAGTCGAGCGGTTCATGACGTCTGTGCGGTTACTGTGGAAATACTTGCCCGTGCCGTCGAGTTCAATCTTTTCGAGAAATTCGGGTATTACCGACACGGCGGCGGAAGTCATGGTGTATCGGCAGTAGAGAATTTGGTGGTTGACTCTCTCGCCGTTCTCGTCCTTGCCGAGTTCAAAGGTGAGCCGCTCGATGTAGTTGGAAGTTGCGAAGGACTTGCCGCTGCCACGGCCACCCGTGACCAAGATGATGAAATGGTCTTTGTCGGTGTAGAGTGGGTGATATGTTTCGGAAGTCTTAATCATTGCCTTCGTTTTCGCCGCCTTCAAAGCAGCCGTTTATCCATTTCTCGATAGCCACGCCGTTCTGCACGTTTTCGGGGACATCGGTGGCGTCTTCGTCTTGCTTGCGCTCGATTTTCCGCCAGTCCTTGTCGTAATGGTAGAGCAGAGTGGCGATTGCTTGCATGTTCGGTGCTGTTTCCGCTTCGGTCTCGATAGTAACCCACTTGTCGGAACGGACGACACGTCCAAGGCCGCCGCAGACGGGGCAGTCTTCGTCACCGCCGCATTGACAGCGTTCTTCCACATATTTGATAGTTCTCGATTTGGGTTTTACTTGACCGAGAGCGGCTCGAATGTAAGTTCCGCGCAGAGCGCCGACGATTTGCTGCCTTCTACGCGTTAAGACTTGCTTAATGAGTTCGCTGCGGGTGGCGTTCTGCTCGTCATTCCAGCACTCGTACTTGCCGTTCTTCATCTTGTTGAAGTTGGCTTCCGTTAGGTCGAGTAGGTCGGCTATTTCTCTGTCATTGAAGCCTTTGGACGCGAGTTCCCCTATCTTGACGTAAAATCGGTCTTCGGGGTCGTCATAATTGTACTGCGGTTTTGCCATAATTCACATTTTTAGAAGTTTATGCTTTTCGTTCCATACCCTTGTAAACCTATGAGAAGGCGTATGTTTCACGCTTGCAAGGTAATAATAATATTTTAGTGTCGGATTTAGAGTTCTGCACAAGGTTTTGAAATATTATGTTAAATAGAATGTTTGTTTTCGCGGGGTTTTTACTGATTATTGTTAAATAGAAAGGCGGCTCTTTGTGGGAAACCGCCTTTGGCTTATGAAGAAATGAAAGGTTACACGAGTCCGCGAGCGGCGAGAACATCGAGAAAGACGCTGCCGCTGACTATTTTTTCTTGCGAGAACACGCCGAAGTAGTCGAGAAAGACTTGTTTGTCTTCTTGGTTTTGGAAGGAAATGATGAGATTGGTGTCTTGACTGTCTTCGGTGATGTTCGAGTCGGAGTGCTTGACAGCCTTAATCTCGTCAATTCTGCGCTGACGGTCTTCTTCCGAGAGTCCGCCTTGCTCGTACTGTGTCTTTGGGCGCTCGAAGACGGCGTTGTTCATAACAAGGTCGTTTAGGTCGATAGTCTGTTCGCTGATGTCCGCTTCGGAAGGAACAAAGTCGAGAATGGCCTTGTATTCCGCTTCGGAAAGACCAGCGTTGGCGAAGTCGATGTCACCGATGTACTCTGCGATGAGTTGGAAATCGGGCTTGCCGTTCGCCATAGACATAAAGGTCAACTGCTCTTTTTCCGTCTTCTCGTCGAAATGGCAGACTTCGACCTTCAAAGAGTAGTCAGTTCCGTCTTCTTGCCCGTACTTGTAGAAGATGTCTTGGGCAAAGACGCGGCGGTGTCCGTCAACGAGATTGCCCGTCTGCTCGTTCCAAACTATTCCGCCGAGATAGCCGACCTTCTTGAAGTTCTTTAACTGTCGGCTGATTTCGTCGTCCGAGTGCCGCTTCGGGTTGAAGGGGTTTAGGTTTATTTGGCTGCGCTTGATTGTGCGCGTTTCCGATTGCTGTAATTCTTTTGCCATATCATTCTTCGTTTTGTGGTAGTTTCATCTGCTCATCGAACTGGTAAACAAGGCTTTCCGCCAGCGGGTACATTTCGATAATCTTCTTGTAGTCTTCGGGATAGCGCTCGCGGCTGAACAGAAGGTAGCCGAGATTGTTGACCGACATTCCCGTTGACTGCCCCTTGAAGCCATATCCCGTCAGTTCGTTCTGCATAAGGTTGTGCGCCTTGATGTAGTTTTGGCAGTCCTTGTTCGTCCAATGGGTGAGCGGGTAGATTTTCTTCGTCGGGTGGCAAATCCCTTCCATTTCATAGGTGCGAAGTTGAAGGCGGCGGTTGAGACTGTCGTTCTGCTTCATTCCGTAGCACGACCACTCTATGCCCGTCTTCTCTTTCACGTACTTGTCAATATCCGACAAGGTGTGCAGACGCTGCGTCGGGTCTTGCTTCATACCCATAAAGCCGTATTTGATGTAGGAATACACCGCGAAGTGCGGCGTCTGTATGAATTTCACCCCGTATTTCCGCTGCGACCACGCGATGTACTTGTTGGCGAAGTCGAGATTCGGAACGATATACATGTAAACGGGGACTACCTTCTTGAAATACTTTGTGAGCAAGTCCAGCAATACCACACTGTCCTTTCCGTTCGCGCTGTGAAACAAGATTATCTCGTCAGTCTGTTCCCGCGCATACTTGATGATGTCGATTGCACCCTTCATATCCGTCTTTGTTTGTGCCACGAAGATAGGAATAATATTTTAATCTGTTTTCCGATGTGCAAAACTACACGGGCGGACACAAAAAACCCCTTCATTTCCGAAGGGGTTGAAAGCCGATTAGTAGTTGGCGCGGCGACGTCCTTTCTCGCCAGCAAACTTGATGGCTGTGTCAAGTTGACGTTTGCCAACCGATTTTCCACCAAGTCCCGAAGCCTTTTGGCCTTCCTTCGTCAACGAACCTACCACGTTCAGTGTACGTCCGTCTGGAGTTGTGAATGTTGCCATAGTCTTAAAGGATTAAGAGTGTGACAATCCCCCGACATCAGCCATTGTCCGCCTTTACGTGCAAGGACTTTGAAGCCTATTCGGTTACTGCAAATATAATGTTCCGAGCCGTTCGCCCGTCTGTTTGTGCAAAACTTTGCGTCCCATGCCGTTGGCGCCACCATTGGCGTCCCCTTCGGGGCGGCTCTGCTCTGGGTGTACTGTGCGCCGTTCGTGTGTGTGTTCGTGTGTGTCTGCATACGTGTACGCATACGCATACGCGCAGATGTACGCGCCATGTGTACGTGTGTACGTGTACGCATGGGCGCAAGCATAAAGACGCGGGCGCGGTTGGGTGTGTGTGTACGTGTGGGCGGTTGTTTATTCGCGTGTCTGCATACGTGGGCGCGGTTGTTTCGGTTCGTGTGTGTGTTCGTGGGCGCGTTCTTTGTTTGGGCGGTCGGTTTTTGCCGTTTTCGGTTTTTCTGCAATATCAATCTATTATTATTTTCGCGCTGAAGGCCATTTTTAAGCCCGTAGAGCGATTGAAATAATAAAATAATATAATTTATCGGGTGGGGTTGAGAAACGCGCTTAAAACGGCCTTAAAATGCGTTTTTCGTTTTTGGGTTGTCTGCAATAGGGCGCAAAAAAAGCGGTTTAGATTAGTAAACCGCTTTAAAATCAACCATTTAAAGGTTCGTCTGCAATACCTTGTCGATTACAAAGAAAAAGTTGTTTGCTACTTTGTCGGTATCTTTAAGCCGTGCCAATTCGGGTAAAAGATAGTCAAAATCGTGAAAATCAAATTCTTCGCCTAATTTTTCAACGCTTTCGGCGGTCAAAAATTCAACAAACTGCTCTTTAAGCAAAACATCTAAAAACCAACTATGTTGTCGATTGGTAAAATGTACCGCCATGCGTTTTTCGGGCGCGTCAGTCGGCAAAAACGGCTTTTTAAAAATCGGGTGCGCCGTGTCGGTGTAGGGTTGCAAGCCGTTGTTTAATCGGGTAATGAACCGATTAAAGTTGTTAATGTTCAAAAACATTTTTTGGTAGAATGCTGAAAAGCAGCGGCTTTCAAGCCGTTTTTTGCCGCTCACAATGGCGGCGGCGTTTTCTTTTGTCAGTATTAAGTTATACGCTTCATACTGAACGCCATTTACTAAAATTTTCATTTTATAAATATTTATAAATTAAACATATACGGCAAAGGTGGGGTTTAAACCGCCCCACCTTAAAACCGCTTTATTTTATTGATTATCAGTTTGAAAAATCAAATTTTTTTGTTTTATACGCTTTATTGTGTTCGCTAAATAGTTGATTATAAAACGAATAAGACCGATAATCGTTTAAATAACTTGGCGGTGACTGCAAAGCGTAAAGACCGCGCAAATTGCTGAACAACAAGCCGTTAACGTTCTCAAAGTTGCCAAAAGTTTGCACGCCGCACTTATCGAGAAAGGCAAATTTACTCGTTTCTCGCACACTATCAACTATTTGGCTGAAAGTGTGCGAATATAGGCCGTAAATTTCAGCAGCGGGCGCGAGAACCGCGTCAAACAAAATTTGGCTATCGGTTTTATTATCAACACTTTGAATAGGTAGAACGCCGTTGTGTGCGAAATATAAACCTTTGCCGTTTGTGAACGGGTGGCAATTCGCTCTACATTTTGAGCCGTGAGTCGCTAATCTAAAATGAATTATACAACAATCATCGGTTGAAACGTTTTTATAGAACTTATTGGCGAACTCTTTGAAATTCAAAGATTTAAACATATACATTTTGCCGTTTGATTTGCTGACTGCAAACCCGCACCCGTGGGGGTTGGCGTTGTACGCTTGTTTCATGATTGCCATAGATGGCACATTCACACCTTGTTTTTTTACAATAATAACACACATATCTATATAATTTTTAAGGTTTTACAAAAATTTGGGGCGGGCGTTACCCCGCCCCGTTTCAACTTTTAAAACTTACTACTTTTTTAAGCGGCGGCGGCGGTGTTTTCGCGCTCTGCAAAGTGAGCCGCACGGCGTTTAAAATATTGTTTTTCAGTATCGTTTAAGAACTCAATTTCGTCAATCGTTTGGGGCGCGGTTTCGCGGCTCAATCGGTTCGTTTTAGACCATTCTACCAACTTAACGCAGAACGCGAGCCAATTAGTAATTTTTTCGTAGTCGGTTGTGCCTTGGTGCTGACGAAATTCTATTGTTTGGTGGCGTTCGTAAGCCATGACATTGACTTGATAATATCTATCATGATATAAAGCGACCGCCATTTGATATTTGTTGTTTGCTGCCAACACGCGCGTCTCTTGGTTTATAAGGTTTTTCGCCCAACGTGTGCCGCGTCTGCTTGGTGCAAGTGTTTTCTCGATTAAGTTGCTGAGATACATATAGTTAACAAATACATTGCAATATTCGCGGTCGCTCAAATTTTGCGCCCCTATATGAACGTGCAAACCACAACTTTTATTTACTTGTGCATTGCTCTGCTCTAAAGCGGTGCAAAGTTTTCTAAATGTTTCATTTGCAACACCATAGCGCAATATTGGCGATACGCACTCGGTGCTATTTGGCAAACCGACCACACTGCTATCGCTAACCAATTTAAAGTGGGTCGCGTTGTCGGTGTGGTTGTAACTTTCAGTTTGGCATTCAACGCCATTTGCACGGCAATTTGTAACTATATCAATATTGCGCGCAAAGCACTCTATTTCGACCCCTATTGTGTAGTTTGCCAACGCTTGACGAACTTGCTCGGCGGCGTCAGTTTGTAGCGGCTCGGCGGCGTTTTCGCTATTGTTGTAGCGGTTGAAATAGGCAAGCGCGTAAGCGTCACATTGCGGCAAGCCAATAGCAATCAGTTGGCGCTCTTTTTGTTCGGGGGTTGTTGTGCTTTTTACTATTGCAGTAATCTGCTCAACGCTTGGTTCGATTAAATTTGTACGTCTCATTGTAGTAAGTTTTAAATTAAACGTTTGTTTTAGTTTCACGCTGCTAATATATGGCGTTTTTCAATACGTTGTTCACTTTGTATAAAATTTTTTTTAATATTTTTCGTTTGCCGTTGATTTTCAAGCGTTTAAAATTTCGTTTTCAGTCAACACTCGAATTAAATTCTGCTTTTTGTAGCATCTAAATTCGTTTTTCTCTAAATCGAAATACACTTGTAAACTATCATTTTGGCGGCGGTTGCCTTCGCCATTGGTAGGGGGCAACAAATCGGGGCGCAAAGTACCACACGCGCGGCGAATTTCGCCACTAACTTTATAGAACTCAAACCATTTGACGCCGTGGCGCATTTCGTTCGCCAAATCGTCACTTTTTTTCAATTCTGCCCATGCCATTCGCAGACACTCACTAAATAAACACCCGCCGTTATACATTAAATCGGCGTTTCTTTTAATTTGCCATGCGCGGCTCATAACCATTTGTAATTCAACATTTTTCATTGTAGTAAATTTTAAATTGTTAGTAATCAGTTATTTAAGTTTTTTAAATCGTTTATCGTTTTTATTACGCTGCAATATTACGAAACATTTTAATACATTGTTTCATAAAATTTAATTTTTTTTCATTTTAGATTAAAATTTTTTCTAAATGCTTGATTAGTAATAACTTGGTGTATTTTCAACTTCACAACTTATATATTCGTTTATAAATTGTTGTGTATCAGTGCGTTGATTGTTCAAGGTGATTTGAATATCGTAGTTGCACCATGTTCGTCTTTCGTCATAGTCAAAATTTTCTTGCTCTGCTGCTACTTGCACCGCGCCGCTGTATAATTCAAACTCAATAAAAGATTGTTCGCAGTTGCTTTCAAAATAGGCGCGAATTTCGCTAAAAATCGACTCTAAAACGCTTTTCTTTAGTGTTGCCATAATCGTATATATTAAGGTTATTAAATAGGCTAAAAAGCGCCCAAAATAGGCGCTTTTTTTATTCGCTCAAATGTAAGCGTTGTAATTCGCTTTTTTCAATGTCTGCAACCTTGCAGCCGTTGAAATATAAGTCACGCTCAACGCCTAAGCCGAAACGATTTCGAACGCTCTGCAACTCGCTTAAAAGTTGATAGCCGTATTCAGTTGAGCCGTTTAGGGTGCAAATACCAAACAACAACCAATCGTTATCTGCTTGTTTTTCAGCCTCTAACACGTAGTAAGTAAAATCGCTACAAGTCATGAAAAACTTGCATAAAATGTTGGCGTTCAAGCCTTTGCCATCTTGTGAATAAAGCGGTGTACGTTTGAACTTGTTTTCGATTTCTTTAGTTAAAAGTTTCATTTTCAATAAGTTTTAAAAATTAAACATCGTTTTATGTCTTGTTTGACGTTGTAAATATACGGCTTATTTCAATATATTGTTACATTTTGATAAAATATTTTTTATTTATTTTTTATTTCATTGGTTTTCAACGTGTTGCCGCCCGGTCGATTTATGGCGTCTGCCACACCTATAATATAGGCGGTATTTTTCACGCTCTGCAAATAAATTTTTTTTGCGGTCGGTATAAATGAAAATTTATTTATCTACCTTTGCGCCATGTTGAACTAAAAACACATCTTTATTATGGTTACTGAACGAATAAAAGAACTCATGCAGCAGAAGGGGCTGAACGGGCGGAAGTTGGCAGAGTTGACGGGTACGACACAGCCGAACATGTCCGCGCTCTTGTCGGGCAAATGCTCGCCGAACTTGAACTCGCTTGAAAAGGTGGCGTCGGCGTTGGAAGTCGAACTGTACGAACTGTTTGCCCCGTCCGTGCCGAAACCGAGCGTGACGGCCTTCGTGAAAACGGACAAGGGGGTGTTCTACGCCGAGAGCCTATCCGAGTTGAAGGGTATCGTGCGTCTGTTGGACGAGCCGAGCGAGCCGAAAGCGGAAGTGAAGCAGCCGAAGTCGAGCGGGAAGGCGGGCAGAAAGCCGAAGAAATAGGAAAAGGCCGTCTGCAATCGCTGCGGTCGGCCTTCCTTGTGTGAAATTAAGACGGAAAAGAGAGATTATAGTGCTAAGTTTTTAGTTTGTGGAAGTCGCAGTGTGTTCGTTCCGTGTCATAGGGGGCTTTGTCGAACAGATGAAGTTCCCTTCTTTTATCGAGTGGCTGATTGAAGATATATCGGTCGCACGACAGCCGCAGCGGACAAAACCCGTCGCTGTTCATTCCCGCGCAATATGTTTCTTTGTCGGCAGCCATTAGAATACTGTGAGTTTATCCGACAACTCGGTCATCACGTCGTAGTGCAGCCACGTCGGGGCGTCCTTTCCGTTCTCAATGCGGCTTGGGTGCGGCAGCAAGTTCTTCTTCTGCTCTATCACCTTCCGCATTTCGTCGGCGGTCATTTTCGGGCTGCTGAAATCAAGCCCTTGGCCTATGCCGTGCGCTGTTATGTAGAGTTTTCCCGCCTTCGTCTTGTCGGCCACCAGCGGGCTTATGTTACAGCGGAAACCGCGCTGTGAGTATGCCCCGCCCTTGTGCCAATTATTGCAGACGAGCGGTACTTTGAGAATGTCACGGCGAAGGACAAGCACACCTTCGAGAAGACGGGTATCAAACACTTTCCATGCCGACTGCCCGAATCGCATATACGTATGTTGGTCAACAAGTTCCTTGATGTCAAAATACTTCGCCAGAGCCTTAATGGTTTCGTTTCGTGTCATAGTTGTAGTTTTTTATTTTCCAATTTTGCGGCCACCGCACTTGGTGCTTTTGCAACCGCCCTTCTTTGTAGTCTTTCCCATTTTAGAATATACTTTTAATTGTTTAACATTCAGCCTATTGCACCCTTTGTGTCGATTAAGCAGATTGTTTTCCGCTTAAAATATGAGCAACCGACTTCGTTGACCACCCGTTTTCTCGTCGAATACGGACAACTGATAAGTGTCGGCTCGCCGTCAAGTGAAAGGTTCTCGAACTTGGTGTCGAACGTTCCATGCTCGCAGTCGCAGCAAAACTGCGGCTCTTTGTCTTGCTCGGTCGGTTTTGGTCTCGGTATTCGTTTCATTTCACTCTCTCGATTTTGTCAATTCCCAAAAGCGTCTCGCCGTCGTACTCAATGGCCTTGGCGTCTTTCTTGGGTTTGTACGTCAAGTCGTAATACTCATAGTCCCCGTTTTTGAATGTCACCTTATAGGTGTAGTGCTGCGGGGCGCAACTCTCAATGGAAAGGGCGAGAGCGACCGCCAAGACGACAATCGCTATAATGACCACCCATTCGTGTTTTGGTTCAATTACTTCCATTTTCTTATGAATTTATTTCGTTAGCGATTGCTTGCAGAACCAAGTCCACCGATGTCCCAGCAGAGAAGGTTGTCGAGCCGATTGTTATGTCTGTGCCCGTTACGGGTGTGCAGTCCAACTCCGTATCGTCTTCCGTGAAGGCGCCCGAACCGCCATTTGTAAGGAAGGTGCTGGTGAAAGTCTCATACAGACCAATCTCGCCGTCGGAAACGCGGCGTGCGGGTACGAACTCGCGTACCTTTGTGCTGCCTTCGTAGATTGCGAACTTACGCAGAGAACAAGTGGCGAAACGTGCCATTGAGCCGCTGTCTTGCAGAGCGAAAAGGAACAAATGAGTGGTACAGTCGATGTCTGTCAAAGTGGCCGTGATATTGTAAATATCCCCGTTCATATAGGTTAGCACCTTGTTCATAAGTTTCAACTTGTTGCGGACACCCAAACTCATGCGCGGGTTGATGTTCAGCGCTGCGCCCGTGCGGAACTCGCCGCCGTCGGTGGCCTTATAGACCGACAAGGCTGCGCGTTGGTCATTTCCGTCCGCTCTCGTACCAGCACCGAAGATGTGTGGTGCGTTGCTTGTCACGATTGAGTTCCACGGGGTGAAGTCAATCTCAAAGCCGAACGTTGACGGATTCGGAGTGTAGCCCGTGTCGATGTACTCTGCGCCGTGCGACACTATTCCACGCAGTTGCTCGTAGCCGTCGGGTAGATTGTAGTCGCGTTGACCGCTTTTAACATAGCGCACATCTGCTTCACTCTTGTCGTAGTAGTCGGAAAGGTCAGTCTCGTCAAGCTGCCAACCGCTTGATGTATATTTATACGTTTTCTCGTCCGACACTTGAAATACTTTTGTACCGACCCTAACGTAGCCTTTGCCCGTCAACGGGTTATAGACGGGAAGTGAGAGTCTTGCCGCCTCGTTTTCAACGGTTAGATACTTGCCGCCGATTTCATTTACATTCAAAACCATAACCACAAAATTTATTCAATTGTTGCTAATGATACAATGATACTGTCCCCCAACTTGGCTGATATAGCCGCAACCACATCGCTATCCGAAGCGTAAGCGGTGTAAACAGAAGGCTTGAGGGTTATTACCACGTCCCCCGTAGCGGCATTAATCAAGTTCAGTACCGACTGCTTTGTCAGCGGACAGTCCTCGAATGAAATATCGTTGCTCAAAGCGTTGATTTCAATGTTTGCCAAAGCGAAGCAGCCACGCACTATGTCGGTGATGTCCACACCCGCTGCAATGGTCGGGAATTTGATAGACTCAAGGGCTATGCAGTATTGGAACATACCGCGTGCGCCGTAGCTTGGTGTTAAGTTTGGTAACACCCATTTCCGCAAATCACCGACATTTACCAAGAACGGGTTGAAAGCAAAGAAATCTTCGAGCCTTGTGAACGTGGAAGTAGTCCATTGGTCAACAAAGCTCAAATCTGTCTTCTTGTTGATAATCATGTATTGCAGCATAGATATATTCTGCAATTCCTTAGCCCTTCTCTGCTCTTCGGTCAACTCGTCGTTGGCTATCGAGTAGGCGTTTTCAACCACAATTCTCAAATCCCTATCGTCTATAAGGTTCTCATCGACACGGGTTGTGTTCAGCATACGGGGGGCGAAGTAAGAGAACATACTACGCATATTTTGACAACTTGACGTGTTCCATTTACCTAAGTCTTTGACCGTATCATCACCGATGTAAAGGGTTGACTCAAAAAAGGCGTTCAATCCGTTCACATTACTCATATCCCAATTAGCAATCTCCGAAGAAATGCCTCTAAGTTTAAAACAAAGACGGAACGCTGCCGAAGCCGCAGTCGTCGTAGATGTGATGTTCCACTTGCCGATGTCACCGACAAACTCAAGGTCGTGGCAGTTAGAGAATAGGCTTCCTATTTGTTTAACCTTGCTCATATCAATCTTTGACAAGTCACCGTAACTACGCACCTTGTAGTTGTCGTAGATACGGAAATAACCCGAGCCACTGCTTGAGATGTGTGCGATTGCGTTGGCTATGCCTTGGAACGAACCCATAGACACACAAGACGCTCTGTGTGTAATTCGGTCAAACGTTTGAAGGCCGCCGTTGTCGCAGTATTTAATCTTAGTAAAGTCGAGCCGCTTGATACCCTTACGGAATATTAACGGGTCTTGTGCACGCAGAGCCGCAGTTATTGCGGTGTTGACCGCCCAATTTGAGAACACACAATACAATTTTGTCAACCCCGACAAGTCCCAATTCGCCATATAGCAGTAACGAACAATGTTTTCGTCCGCTACCGCGTAGTGCGACTCGTCAACTTCGGTGTAAGCGGTCATCATCAAACCAAACGTGTTCGCTCCCGTGAGAGCAGCACCCACGGCATAAACGGCTTTTGTCTGCTGTTCCGAGAACGAGTACGGCAATGTGCCAATCTTGCCGACTGTACCCATCTGCACCGCTCTGTTCCAATATACTATTGTCCCGTCGTAACCTTCACTGATTGCGTAGCCATTCTTTGACTTGACATCAACTTCTGTGTATTCGACAAAGGTATATACATCGGAAGCCGACACCGACTCTTCTGTAAAGTTTGCCGAGTTGATTTGCACGGTCAAAATAACGGTGTCGGTTATGTTTCCGACAAGGTTGTTGTTGCAGTAAACGTTTAGGCTGTTCATGTCACGAACCACCTTTAGCGTGTTGGTCTCACTTCCCGTTGTAGAGTGGGTGTTGCCAAGGTTGACTGTCTGCCCGTTTATGACTGCTGTGTCGGCGGTCTCGGCAGAGAATGTTCCCGTGTACGACACATTTACTTCTTGACAGAACCGACTTAGGTCGTGGTCGGGTAAGAAATCCGCCTTCCACACACCATCAACGAAATGTTCAATTATAGCAAAGGTCTGTTTGTTGGCCTTCATAATGTTTTGAACATCTTCCATCTGCATTTGCAGAAGCGAAATCTGCTCACCGAAGGCCGCGTGTGCGTCAATGTTTGACTGCAAGATACGAAGAGCAACTTCATCGGGCTGCAACGCGAACTTTCCCGTTGTCAAACTTGCCGTGTTGCCTTTGTTGTATATGTAGAAACGTCCGTCTTCCGAGCACCAGCACCCATACACGGGGGGCATAACGGCGTCGTTGGCGGCCAACATTTCCGCTTTTGTCATTACAAAACGAGAGTCTATGGGCTTGGCGACGCCCATCGTAAAGTCAAGGTTTAATGGAATGCCCATAATTTATTCCTCCTCATCATCATTAAATTGGTTCATATACTCTGCACGTCGGCGCTCGTAGTCCGCCTTCTGCTCGTCAGTCCATATCTCAAACTCGTCGGCTTTGTTCTGCGGAACTTTCACCTTTTGGTAGAAGTACCGCTGCCAAACGTTTGTAGGCTCTTTTGTCAGCCATTTGCCTTCGGGTGCTGTAAGTTCAATCTGTTCCATAGTCTAATCAATATTGAAATTTATACTTGAAGTTAGAGCAAGTCAGCGCGTCGTCGGAACGATAGACGTAGTAGTCCACGCTGTTGATAGTCACTTCGGTCTTCGTCCAACCGCTGATGTTCTCGTAGCCGTTCGGGTCGAGAATGTGAGCAAGGTTGCCGTAGGACTTCGGGTATGCGAACACGCCATGCTGTGCGGTGGCCGTGTACGCCAATTCTTTGTTTCCCTTCGACTGCACGAGTTTCGTCAAGCCCGTAACGACCGCTGCGCTGATGTCGCTGTTGGTTACGCCGTAGTAGTACGGATAAACAAAGGTAATGCTTTGGTTGCCCGATGTGACTGTTGAGTCGCCGTCCGTAACGTCAGCCTTGAAGGTTGTGTTCGTGGTAATCGGGTTCTGCGGTGTGTAGGTGTACTCGAACGTTCCGCCGTCGGCAACGCCGCTGGTGACTGTTTCGAGAATGGTGTCCGTTCCCATGATGAAGCGCAGACGGGTAATCGCCTTCGACTTCTTCGTTATTGTTGCGGTCAGTTTCACACTCGCTACCGACGTGCCTTGTTCCTTTGTGCCGACATTCGTCGCTGAAAGGCTGATTGTTGGCGCCGTGTACGGATTGATGAGCGCGTCAATGATTTCTGTAATGCTCGCGTTCGTGAACGTCTGCCCAACGGATATGCCGCCGACCGCTTGTGAACACGAGCCGTTGTATGCGGGTATGTCACCGACTTTCATCAGTTTGGTAGTTCCACCAACCGAGCCGAGAACCTTCGCTGTGCCAAGTTCCGACTTTGCCGCTGTATCAAAACTGTTTATAGATTTGTCTGCCATAGTGGTATCAATTATAGGTTATACGATTGCCAAATTCGTCGGTTATGAAGTTGCCGAACTCGTCAAGGATATGGTAGCCTTCGGTCGGTGTGCTGCCGCCGCCAGTCGGAACATAATCGTCCCCAGCAATGCCAGCGTCGTAGATTAAGACCGACATTGGCCGCAATTCCAAAACCCGTGGCTCTAAGACGTCAAACATGGCTATTGTGCTGCAAGGTAAGACGCTGAAATGGGTTCAAGAGCGGAAGTGACCTTGTAATAGACACCCGCGCCCGTCACTACCTTCAAGACGGGTACGCTGATATGCGGCGTGTGTTTCAGTCTCATTTCCGCAGCTAAGGCCAAAGGCTCTGTGCCATTGTCGTCATTGGCCGAGTAGAGTCTTACGGGGTTTTCTTCGTCCGAGTTCGGGAACACCAAGTCAAGTTGAAAAGCGCCATTCGGCTGAAACCAATTCGAGCCGTAGCCGCCCTTTGCTTCCGAAGTGAATGTCAGTTGTGCCATTGTTGTATATTTTAAAGTTTCACATTCTTCAAAAAGGGTCGGCTGTTACTATGCTTCGCAGCCTTCCCCGCCAATTTATCAAAGAGTAATAAACTCGCTGGACGGAAGGGAGTCGCACCCTTCTTGCGTAAGGAAATTATAGCGGAAGGTAAAATTTCAAAAACCCGACCGCCTTCATCGTCGGCTCTCAATCGACGACTTGCGCCCATGTCTAACTAAAACATTACAAAAAACTTGTAGCGGTGGTTGGAATTGCACCAACGACCTTCGGCGTATGAAACCGACGAGCCACTACTGCTCTACACCGCAATCCTTAGAACTTAACCAAGTACAAATATACCGAATTAAGTTTCACAACAATAGCGTTTTTTGCACAACGCGCCACATCGGAACGGCAGCGAACACAAGGCAGACAGCCGTGGCCACCGCGAACTGATAATATCCGTCAAAGAACAAGATACTAACAGTGCCGAACGCAGCAAACGCAAAGGACGCCAACACCGCCAAACCAAGCAATGCGCGTCCCAAACTCTTGAAAGCGTCATTCGTACTCATTGTTTCTCATTTTTAGGTTTGTTAACTATTTCCGCAAGTTCTTCGGCTGACACGTTCAAATGTCTCGCCGTCTTGTCTATCATAACCTTCCGTAAGATACGCCAGAAAATGTTTACATCGTCACGGCAACTGCTCTCGTTTTCCGCTATCGACCACGCTTGTTCAAAGCAGATTAGGCCAGCCACGCAGTTGCTCGCTGGGAACTCCATAAACGGAAACACCCACTCTTCAACCATGAAGGCGAGAATGATTGCCGCAAGCCTTGTCGGGATTGTGCTGGCTATCACCTTTGAAAAGGCGTCACTCGTGAATTTACCTTCTTTCGCTTGTTCGGGATATTTGGCCTTCGCCCGTCGTTCAAGGCGCAAGGCCGATAATGCGTCGTACACTATGAAGCACAAGACGACACCCAAGAGTGGGAAGGTTGGTCGGAATGAAGCGAGCAGCCAGCCGACAAAAGCGCCCAAAGTGGCGAACGCCGATTTATAGATGTGTTCCATTCTCATTTTTTTTACTCTCACAAATAAAGAAAAAAAACCGCTATGTTATTGTATGCAAAGCGATTTTATTAACAAAGGGTTGTAAACAAGGAAAGGCCGCCAACTCTCGTCAGCAGCCCTTCGCTCAAACACCGAAATATCGGGCGATGTCGAAGTTTCCGTCCACGTCCGTAAGGTTGCTCACGGCCAAAGCGTGTATCAGCGTCACGAGTTTCTCGGTCGGAACACCGTCGAGCGGCATACCGAAGGCGTATCTCGCGAGCGTCTCGGCTTGGTCGGAATACAAGGTGTTCGCCCACGCCCACAAAGCATAAGAGTTGAAAACACCCTTTCGTTCTGCTTCAAGGCCGAGTTGCGACAAGACCTTCGTCCACGTTTCATAAGACCACGGGGCTTCGGGGTCAAGCCGCGAAACAACCTTCATGGCGTCTTCTTTGGTTAGGAATTGTTCCCACTTGATAGCGCACAACTTCTCTACCCACGCTTCTGCCAACTGCGGTTGGTTCTTGGCGAACCAGTCCATCATTTCGGTCATAACATTCCCAAAAAGTTTCATGTATCGCGGCTCGTTGCTCGCGACCATGTAGTCGTACAGTTTCTTGTACTTTCCTTTCAGTTCTTCTGCTGTCATAATCATTGTTTTTTAGTTTTGGTTTTCTTTTCACACGTGGGACAAGGCGCTTCCGCCACCTTCACCGCTGTCAGTTTCATCTGTGGCAGCCTTGTCGTCCGTATGTTGGTTGTTGATAAACGTCTCATAGGCACTCAAATAAAGTTTGTCAATAAATCCAAGCGCAAGTTCAAGCCACAACGCGGCGTATGCTGCTGCGAAGGCCGTGGCGAAGGTCATAATAAGGCCGTGTGACGGAAACATTGTGAACAAGGTAGCCCAAAAAGTAAGGCACTTCGGGCAGTTGAACACGGGCAGTTCCGCTTTCAGCACGCTCTCGACGGCTTCAATGAAACCCAAATGGTTTGCCGCCACACAGCCGAATATGACCAACAGCACTTCCATTACGCAGTCGTTACGTTGAGACTCATTGTCAGCGCCGCCTTGTTGGTTGCGTTCAGCATACTTTGGCAGCAGCCGTTGAAATACGGAATCGGCTCTGGCTGCGCCACCACGTTACCGAGCGTCAGCGTCGGTACTGTCAGCGACGAGCAAGGAACGCAGAACTGCTTGACAACGAACACAGACTTCGGCTCGCAGCAACCGCAAGGTCGGTAGGTCATAGTTCCCAGCAACTGCACTTCGCAGCAGAATGTGCCGTTCTGCAAGTCCACTGGTGTCCCTACAACGCTCGCCTTCAAGTCAGCGACTACGGGGTGGGTGTTCGTGTCAATAGGCATTTTTCGGTTTCCGCAGACATACTGCGTCAAGCCGATGACGTATGTGGCATTGGCAGCCGTGCCACCCGCCACAAGCGTTTGGAAGTCAAGTTCGGTTTTCCCGTTGTTACAATTACACATGGTTCATAGTTTTTAAGGTTCGGACAGCCTATTATCTGCACCGCTGTCTTTCTTGTGCTTCTTCTCAACAATCGGGGTAGCCAAGTCCGCAACCCCCTTTAATTCCCTTACAGCGTCTTCGAGACCTTCGAGTCTGGCGACAATGGTATCAAACATCGGAAAGGAACTCAGCGCCATTTGAGCGGCGCAGAATGCGTGCTGCTGAAAACCGCACTGCCGACAGTCTCTCGGACAAGCGCGTTGTGTGTTCGTCTCTGCCATAGCCTTAACTGAATAGGTTAACAATCTGTTGTTTCACAAACGGGTTCGTCCGCCACTTCGGAATGATGTCGGCCACCTTTCGGGCGGTTATCGCTCTGCCTTCGTCAGCGTTTGCGTTGATGAATGACACTATCGCGTTTCGCGCTTCGGCGGCTTCTGCTTCACTCTCTGCATAGATGTTGAATTTCAGTTCATATCCTTTCATAATCAGTTGATTTTAGTTATTGGTTCGACAATCTTCTCAACAGCGTTTCCACGACCGAACAGCGACTTGACAAAGCCGAGAGCCGTCACGATGTCTTCTTGGTTTTCCCTAACGAAACCCATGACGCTTTCGGCACTCTCTTTGAACGCTTGCATTTTTGTAGGCGGTATCGGGTCAAGGTCGGGCAGTTCAATGTCGGCGGAATAAAACTCATACATTTCCTTCGCCTTCTGTACGTTCCCTTCGCTGAACCACATACAAAACCTACGCAGTTGCGTCTTGCTTGTCGGTGTGAAATCCCGCAGTTGTTCCATTCTCTCTGTATTACCAAACATATTGATAAGGTATTAAAGGGGGCGCGAACCCCCTTGGTTTAGGCGTTGCAGCCACACGAGTTCGGACAACCACAAGGTGAAGGTGCGCTGTAAAGCATTACCTTCTGCGGGTTTTCCGAAATATTGCCCATAATCGCTTGGTTCAGCAGATTGTTCTGCACCGATTGGATTGACGACAACTCTGCGGCTTGCTGCGCTGTCAGTGTGCCTTGCTGACTTCCGCTCACGGTGTCAGTCACGGTCTGTGTCAGCGTAACGTCGCCAGCGATACGTTCCGCACGCTCACTTGCAAGCGAGCCAGCGAGAGTCTGCACAAGGTCACGGAGTCCGTCGTTCTTGGCAACGGCAATATCTTTGGCTGCCTTCGCCTTGGCGCCAGCCCACAATCCCGCGCCGAGTGCGGCGACAGTTCCCGTAACGCCCAAGACGAGACCAGCGACGGCCACACCCGACGGGCGACGTGTCATGTTCGACACTTTGATTTGTTCGTAATTTGATAAACCTTCCATTTTTTAAACTTTTTAAAATTAAACTTCATTTTGCCCGTGCACGGCATTGCAAAAATGAAAGGTTGGAATCGGGTAGGCAAATTTTCGGGCTGAATTGCACTGACTACATTATGGCAGTGGAATTAAAGAACTCGATGAGCCGATAGATGGTTCTCTCGCACAAGTCGTAGGTTGTGGAAAGGCATGATACGATATATGTGATTTTGTCACCCCGTGCGACCATTTCCTTGTATTCTTCGTAAATCTTCAAATGACGATAATCGTCAATTTTAATGCCGTTGCTGTGAAGCGTCGTCAGCAGTTTGCTGTTCAAGGAAATGAGTTCGTAGAAGGTCATGGGGCTACACTTGTAGGGTTTGATGTATGCGGTGTGTCTTCTTCTCGATAAGGCAGAAAAGGGTGCTTTCTATCTCGGAAAAACTCTTATTGAGAACTTCAAGCGACCGCTTGTGTTGCTGACTCGTGCAGTCAATGGCTTCGGCCAACATGGTGCGGATATTCGAGCGGGCTGTCTTCAACTCGCTGATTGCGCCGTGTATCTTGTTCACCGATATTTCCATAATGCTAATATTAAGCGTATTACAAACACAAATAAAAATTATTGTTTTCTCTTATGCAATAGGGGAAACACGAAAAGCACTGCAACGGTCGTGTCAGTAACTTTTTCTTGTGGATTTTCCGCGCAAATAAGAACTTGCAGTAATTCAGCGTTTTAGTATTTCTGCGGATTTTCTTCGCAAATAAAAAAAGCAAGGGCGACCGAAGCCGCCCCGTTTCAACAATGCCAACTTGGGCAATATGAGCCATAAAAACGCGGGGTTCGGTTCAATTCTCCGTTGTCCGCACCCCGAAGCAGTTTGTCGCTCGACATCTGCAATAAAAACCGCCGAGCAATTAAGCCCGACGGCGACCGAGTAACCCTCAATCCTTTCCGCCCTACGTTGCGGCCACAAGCCGTGGCTTGCGTGTTACGATTCGCACGTCTGCGACCGATATTGTTAACCTATAAGTTAATTCTCCCCTCGCGCCTTCAATTCTTCGTACTCGGCTGCGGTGCATGGTATGAACTGCAAGCCGTTCTCGAATATCTCGTACATGGCGTCCCAGTCTTCGTCGTCCCATAACTCTCTAATCTGTGCGTATGCTGCTTCTCTCTGCGCGTTGGGTATATATGCAAGCGTGTCACCATTGACCGAGATTGTCAAATCTTTGGAAACATTCGGGTTTATAAACTCGTTATCGTCAAGAGTTGACAGATTTATGGCATGGAAGACGAGTTTTACACCAACTGTGTCTATATTATCGGTATGTAACCCGATAACACACGGACTTTGTTTGTGTAATGAATAAAAATTCAAATCACCACAATAAGTGTCGGTGCTGTCCCCGTATTCTTTTTTTCTCTGCTCGTTGTATTTTAACATAGCAAGCAGAACTTGCAGTGCGGTCATCGGTGCGCTGATATTCGCTTCATAACGACGTCCGTCCGCCACATGTTTCACGCCAACATAGTCAACCCCGCTTACGTAAAGCGGATAACTGTCTGGTCTTTTTACTTTCTTGTCGCAACTTGCTAACAAAACAAGGACAAGTAGTCCCAAAAGTGTCAATTTTCTCATAATCGTAGTTTTTAAAGATTAAACATTGTGCAAAGATATAATATTTTATTATATTTAATATGTGTATTGTCTAAAATCTATTATTACCAAGTAGCACTCATAGTTATTTCCCGTACTGTCGTCCGCGAGTCGAATTTTGACCGTACTTGATGTTCTGTTATAAAATGTAACATAGCAACCCCTATCGTTAGGGTTTGTTGCTGTGTCCCCTTGTGAAGATTGGTCAGCAAAACCGCAGCCTAATACAAAATAGTCCGTGTGCCCGATATTGTGGGTTAACTGAAAATGCCCTTCTTTTATGTGGCTTGTGGATATAGTCAAGCCAAGCGGGTTAAATTTTATAGAATAACTCCAAGTTCCGTTATTATACCAAAAATCGCCCGCAAAGACCATCATGTTCACTCTACAAAACGCGCTTGTTGCGTCGAATGTTCCTAATTTTTGCAGTAACCCGTTTATACCAAAGCGTATTGTTGCAGACGACGACCCCGTTCCCGCCGTAAAGTGCATCATGGTACGGTCTGTTTTAGAACACTTGGCCGCAATAAGGCCATATTTCGAGCTTCCCGCGTTGGGGTCAACAGCGAACCAATCGGTGTTCTTTTTACTTAAAAATATACCGTCCCTATAAATGACGTTTTGGTATGCGTTGTAACTGATTGAGCAACCCGTAATGGCGGGAATATTGGCTGTGTATGCTGTCTTTGCACCAACGGCGCTTGTGTTGACAGTATAGGAAGGGTTGTTTGGGTCAGTTTCAAAAATCGTTCTTGAATTATCAATATTGACTTCTATTGCAACGCGCAACTTGTATGTTCCCGCTTGTAAACCGCGCAGAGTTTGTTGTGAGACGCTTACTGTCTTTGAACTACCATGGCCAATATATCCCAAATTATTGCTGTATAATGTCGCTACCGCAGTTGAACCCCGATAGATACCGATGGAACACCACGTATGGGAACCACTTGTTTCTGTAAGCCATGCGGTTTGTTCGTTGTGTAATATTCCAAATCCACGGTCAACGGTTATGTTACCCGAATATGTTATGGTGTTGACCGATGTAACATTGTTGATGGTTACGCTGAACGCGGGGATTGTAACATCTGCGTTCTTACTCAATGTTAAACTGCCACTATCATATAAAACAACGGCTTGTCTCGTATATGGCGGAGTTGCATACGCCGAGTAACCACCACCACTTGCCCATGGGTACGGTACATATTCCGACCAATCGCCCACCCCCAACAAGGTAAGTTGTTTGACTGATGTTGTGCTCGCAGAACTAACAAGAGAACCCGAACCCGAACCGCCACTTGTGACATTCGTTTCGGTTGTTGCAATATCCGTCATGGAAGACGTTGTTATTCTGTTACGTGTCTCTGTGGAAGTCTTGAACAGTATCTCACCGTCGGCTATGTTAATCAACTCGCTTTCGGTCTTGTGAATTTCGATGTGGCCATCGGGATAAACACGGAATGTACCCCTTGCCATGTTCTGCGAGTTCACCATGCCGCTCATAATAATCGGGTCGTTCTGCCCCGCACACCCGTTCAAGGCGGCTTGCAACTGCCCGTTCTGTTCCAAAACACCAATCATGGTTGACAAGACAAGGCCACCATCTATGATTGTTTCCCCTTGTTGTGCGAGCCTTAACGCTGTTTTTAGGTATTGTATGCCGCTTTCTACGGCTTCACGTTGTTGCAACGTAAATTCTTTAGCGTCTTCGGGCGCGGGTGTCCAATCAGTGAATGTTTCGCCGCGTTCGACTTTTAATTCCGATACAGTAATTGCGTTTCCCATGCACGCACCGTGTAAACCCGCATAAACCAAAAAAACCGCGTCTGTTTTACCAGCAAGTGCGCTTGGAACTGTGAGTTTGAACGATATTTTTCCGTTGGTTAGAGTTGGTTGGTACGTAGCATAGGAAGTTGTCAAGGCACTATTAAAGAAAATGACCGATAAGGCGGTTATACTTCCGCTATGAACTGTTATTTTGGCGTTTACCCAAACAGTTTCACCTTGAATAAAAGGCAAATCGTATATAGTGAACACTTTATAAGTCCATTGGCTTGTAGCAGTTCCGCTTTCGGGTATTCGTACCGATGTACCCGTGCGTGCTATCAAATTCCTTCCGCCCACATCAACAACGCTGTTTACATACTTGTCCGAATCAAGCACTTGGCCGCTGTTAGACAAAAAGCGTATTTTGCCGATAATCTCGCCCGTGTCAAGGTTGATAACGACGCCATGATTCGGGTCGGAACTGCGAATGACACCCGTTGTAATCTGCTTGCCGTTGATTGTGGTTGTGCCGTATGTCAGCGAGATAATGCGGGTTTTGTACGTCGAGTCCGAGTCGGTCAGTTCGCTGCTGACAGTACCGACAAGGAAATAGTAGTATTGTGTGTCGGTGTCAAACTTCTTCTGCTCTGGTGTGACGACAAATTCCCCATTATTGCTGTTTACCTTGATACCGCCCGTGGCCGTTGCGGGGAATCCGTCCTTCGCAACCTTTGCATAAATATACTGCGACTCGGTGGTAGTGCCGTAGAGACTCAGCGACTGCGAGCCAGTCGGTATGTTCCATTGAAGAACACAAGTCTCGTCAATGGTAAAATGCGACAATTTGCCATTCGTGCCGTTCCATGATAAGATACCTTCGCCGCTTGTGTACTTCGCCACCGAGAAATCGACACCCGAAAGGGCGAACTGCTGACTACGTGAGCCTACTTTCAACGCTTGTGTTTCCACGGTCAGCGGTTTTATCCGTGAGCCATCGAAATATCCGTCAGCGTCGAAAGCCGCGTCGAAGGTTTCTTTCTGCGCCAAATATCCGTTTTTAAGTCCGAGTATCTGCGCTCTCGTCTTGTCACCCGTCTTCACAACAGTCTCGACATTTTCCGATGTGTCGTCGATTATCTGCCGCAGAGTTTGTATTGTGCCTTGCCGAGCAGAATAGCCGAGCGTAATCTTGCAATCGCACGGAAGGTCAAGGTGTTTCTCGATAGCAATGACGCGGCTTAACACCACTTCCCCGTTCGGGTAGAGCATTTTAACCTTCTTGCCGACCTTCAACTCTTTGAGTGCGGTAACATTCTCGAACTTTACGGGATTGGATTGAAGTTCGTAGGTGCTCTTGTCAACATTCAACTCGTTGATGTAGTCGATAGCCTTCTGTTCAAGTTCGCGCTGTGCGTTCCAAACATACTCGTTCGGCATGTGAATATTGAACAAGGTGCATTGGTCATTCGCTTGCGGCTTGATGTTGTCGTTCGGAAGACGCGGGTTGCTGTTGGTGTCGAACACAATCTCAAAGCATGGCGCAGAGATAGTCACTCGGCCACCGCTGCCTTCAGTTCCCGTTGTGCTGACAGTAAAGTCGGTCGGGTGGTAAATCAGTTCATATTCAAGCCCTTGCAGATAGCCGCTACGGAATGCGATAGACGGCACCAACGTCGGTAGCATGTCGCCGTTCGGGTATGTTCCGTTGTTGAAGGTGAAGGCCGTGCCGTCACCATTGGCCAACTTGACAAAGTAGATAGGCATGTTCTCGCCCGTTTCCGCACCAGCGTCGTCAACTACGGCTATATGACGTGTTTGAACCGACGAGATTTTCAAATCGGCGTGCGGATAGATGTCGTCGAAGAAGACCGATTTCGCATAAACCTTATACTGCGGCAAGGTCGGGATATATTCCCGATTGGTGTAACTGTCTGCCGTGCGGTCGATGTCAATGAAGCCTTGCGGGTAGTAGTTCAAATCGGTGAACCCCGTGGCCGTAACCAACGAAGGACAAAGCGGAAGTCTGCGGTTCACGACCGAACTCTTTGTTACGCTGTTCGGTTGGTCAACATTCCTTGTCGAGCCAAAGAAATAGAAGCGTGTGAAGTAGTCTTCTTCATTGCTTGACACCGAAGGGTTGGAAACATCGTCGCCGACGTACAAGAGAACACGCCCATCTTCGGTGTGTGTGCCCGTTGATTCAAGTTCCAAAGTGCCAAAGCAGACTTGCGGTGTCGCGTTGGCATAGTCAAAGTAGAACTCTTTGCCGCATTGCTCGGCAATCTTCGACATGAAGTCGTAGAGCGAACTTCCTTGTGCGCTGTATTCGATAATCTTGTTTTGTATCTCTGGCACATAGTGAGCCGTCCATGTCTCGCCCGTCTCGTTCTTTATCATCTGTATCAGCATGAAAAGCGCGTCGGGAAGGTTGCCCGTAAACTGCCAGTCAAGTTCTCGGCTCGTCGGGGTGGGTATCGTGGCCGAAATGGTGTTGTTGGAATCGGTGTACGTTACTGTGCTGCCGTACTCGTACAAGACTGCTTGCGCCTTCTTCCAATGGTACGGCTGCGCGTAGAACACGGGGTTGAAGGTGTAGATACTCTCAGTTCTGCGGGTCGGCTCGTGCGGCTCTGCAAGGCGGTATATCCGAGCGTTGTAAATGACGTAACTGCCGACGGGTATTCTAACGTAGTCATAGGATTCCCATTGCAGTTCGACGTATTCGTCACCTTCGAGTTCGTCGCTGTACTTGCAGTTAACGGCCACCTTGACTTCCCACCATTCAGTGCCGTCCGCTTCGTATATCTTAATCGTTTCCATTGGAATTTATGATAATATTAGCCAATTAAGGTCTCTTACAATAACTAAGATTATATTTTGAATAAGACCATTGTTATCTTCCACCTCTATTTTAAATAAAGGTTCTAAAGATAATAACGTTGATGTTGTTTTTGGTGCCACGGCTGCTAATGTATTTCCGCTAATTTGAATTGAACTCGCTATCTGTGAGGCATAGTTTGCTATTAAAGTCTTTTGGTTTGCTGTTGTCGCTTGTCCGCTGTTAAATTCCACACTGACTAAGGTGTAAGGTGCTTTACCGTTCAAAGTAAACGTTAAAGGTATAGAGTTCGATGTGTCATATAACAAAGCATAACTTGGAGTTACAGCAAATTTTGGTTCAACAATCGGTTCTGCCGTAACATCAATAGTTATAGTTCCTTCGCTGTCGGTAAGTGTCAGCACGGCTGTTACTGTTGTTGACACTCGTATTATGGCTGAACTGACACTGAGATAAGGGCTGTTATTCTGCGTTACAATGGACGCAACAATATCAACAGAACTGCTCGATACAGTCACCGTACCCGAAGCGTTCAAAATCGGGAACAAAACGGCTTGTGCGTCCGCTATTATTTTTATCGGCGCGTCAACAGACAGAGTAAGTCTTGGAACAATAGCAGTCACGGGAATACTTACGCTCGCTGTGCCGTTAACCACGGTCACGGTGGCGGATAGGTCGGCTTGCAAAACCGATGTCGTGCGTACTCTTAGGTATGGGTTGCCGTCTATTGTTGTTATTTCCGCTGTGATGTTCGGCGAACTGCTCGTTACTGTTATTGTACCTTCCGCATTTATGACGCGGTATGTCGCCGACCAAGTGGTATCTGCGTCAATGACTATCGGTGCGTTTTCCACCTCGAGCGGGTAAACGGGTATCGGTGTCGGTGCGGGCGGAACGGGAACGGGCGGCTGAGCGTAGAGTGCTTCTACAAACTTGGCCGCCAACGTGCAAGACGTCCGCTGCGGACTGTAATTGAAGGCGATACTCTGCCCCGTATAGACGAGATTGTAGGTCTTGTCGCACAAATCGGGAACTTTGACCGAGATTGCACCAACTTGAAGAACTGTCACAAAGGCGGCTATCCTTGTCTGCAACTGCGACTGAGCAGCCGACAGAGTTTGGTTCTCGTCCGATAGTATTCGGAATTTAAGCGTCAAGTCGCGGGCTTTCGTCTTTGCCATGGACTGATTGTTCGCGTCCACGAGTAAATATTCAGTGCCGTCTGTCACGCGACTCTCAAAAGTCAAAAAATCCTTCAATGGCGCGGGTGCGCTCAGCGCGTCAAGGAAACCTTCGTCCATCATCACCCCGTAGGTGCTGTAAGCATTATATCCGTTTATCAGTAGCCCGTCCATAGCATTACAAAATTACATTTTTTTCGTGTTTCTCATTGTCTCATAAGAATATTCGTTGATAGTTGTGCACAACTTTTTAATATCCGTCGAGTTCGTCGCAATGGTCTTCAACTGCAAGTTGGAATCGACTACGATACTGCGTATATCGTTGAGTACGTAGCGGTTGCTGATGAAGTTGTTAACCATTTGGGTAATGTTCACCCCGATATTATTGAGAATGCCTTGAATGGCAAGGTTGCTCTCATAGACAGCCGTGAACCGACCTTCCAAGACGCCAGCCGTGTCTTCGCTCATGGTTTTGAACGCCCCAGCGACTGCCGATTGTTGGTCTTCGTCCGTTGCGTTCTTTATACCGCCAAGTGCGTCACTGATTGCTTGTGTGGCCGCTTGGAGTGCGGGTGCTGCGTCTGCAACGTCTTGTTTCAACTGCGCCCCCGCCTTGCCGACTTCTTCCGCAAGTTGCTCACTTGACCACCCGTCTTCTTGTGACTGCTTGTAAATATCTTCGATTTTCTTTGAGAACCCGTCAAAAATCATCTTGTTGGAAAGTTGCTTTACCATGTCTTTACCAACCGCCCTAAAGGTGTCTTTTGACATCTTCTCGAAGGAATCCATGACATCTTCGCCCGTGTCGAGCCAATTAAACAGCGAGTCAACCATATTGTCAGTAAGACCGCCGAACATTTCGCTCGTGTAGTCCTTCAAGGATTGAAGCCACTCGTCGTACTGCTGCTTTGACTCTTTGAGTTGCTCAATGGTTTCCTTTGTGTTTCCCACGAGTTTGTCACCAAACTGTTCAAGAACGGCGTCTGCGGCTTGTACGTCAATCATTCCGTCTTCACCGAACAGAGAGCCTTCAAAGCCATTGTTGGCCAGCCACGTTTCAAGGTCTTCCGTCTTCTCGTCTTTAGAGCCGATACCAAGAAAACCCTTCTTTGCTTCTTGTGTTTGGATTCGCAAGTTGTCACGGGCGCGCACCATTTCGTCGGCTGATTTTTTGAAGGTGTCAACAAGATTGTTGTCGGTTTCCTTCCACTCTTTACCGTTGGCGGCGTCGTAGGCTTTTTGGGACAGTTTCGCCAAGTCAACGTAGTCAAGAGCGTCACCCACCTTGTCAAGCCCGATAGCGTCAAGCCCTTCTTGTGCAAGGTCTGTGGCTACTGTGGCGAGTCTTGTTCCGAACTCGCCCGCCTTCACCATTAAGCCGCCACCCTTCTTGTCGGTATATTTTTCTTCCATTCGGTTTGCCGACTCATAGTAGTTCTTCAAGGCTTGCTGACCTTTCTCGTACTGCTTTTCGAGATTTTCCATGCCGCTTGCGTTGAACCAGCCCGTCTCTGCTTGCTGCGCTTCAAGAACGGACATCTTGTAGCGGTTGACCGCTTGCTGCATTTTGGCTATCTCGTTGGTTTTTTCTTCCGCTTCTTGCTTGCGTTTGTCGAGCATACCTTCAATGCGTTGGCCGATTTGCAGTACGGCGCCGATAATGGCAAGGATAACCGACGCCTTCTCGACGGCTTGTATGGCGGCAGACGTACTCTGTGCGCTCTGTTCCATTGCTTGACCAGACACTTCAACTACCCGTTTCATGTCATCGGAAGAAACTTCGGTGACAGTCTTTATCTGCTCGATGATTGAGAGAGTTGAGTCCATAATATCCGCTGCAAGGTTCATAAACTCTTGCGCTGTGTCGTCTGCATACCCCGCCATGTTGCGAAGTTCGCCGCTGAATTTGTTTATCGGCTCTTTCATCTTTTGGAACTGCTCGCCCATGGCTTCTTGCGCCCGAACAACATCGTTGGTAGCCTTCGCGGTCTCGTTCTCTGCGTCCGCCATTTCCTTCTGCGCTACGGCAATCTCTTTCGGGGTTGCCTTGCCGCTCTTTAACAATGCGTTGTACTTGGCGACCGCCTTTGTCTGCGCGTCTTGTGCGGTTTTCAGCCGTTTAAGGGACTCGGCAAGTGCGCCGCTTGGGTCGAGTTTGGCGATACGCTGTTGGAGTTGCTCGTAGGCTTCCCAGTACGCCTTTGCTTGCACGGGGTCGAGATTTTTGACGGCTGCACCACCCACTTCTTCCAATTTCGATTGTAGATTTTTCAGCGTGGCAAGGCCGTAGTTGTCGATGTTTTGGAAAACAGCCATGTATTCATCACTGTTCTTCAATATCTCGACTTCGGAATCAATCGTGCCTTTGTCTATGGCCTTTTGCGCCCTTCTGCGGGTTTCTTCGTCAGTTTCGGGGTTGTCGATAACCGCTTGAAGTGCGGCCTTGTCTCTCGCCCATTTTTCTTCGATGTCACGACGTTTTTTGTCGTATTCCGTATAGCCGTCAATCAACGATTTTGTCAACTCTTTCTCGTCATGCTCTTTTTTGAGTCTCGCGTCTTCCGCTTCTTGCTTGTAGAGTTTGTTCATTTCGTCGTACTGCGACTGCGTGAGTGTGCCTTCCTTAAATTTCTTCTTGGCTTCGGCTTTCTTCTTCTCGATGTCGGCGAGCGTCTTGTCGTAGTCGGCCACAATCTTTGCCGCATTCTTCTTGTTCTCATCTTTTTCCAAGTTGTTCATGCGGTCAAGGTGGTCACGGCGCATTTGGGCAATATCTTCGTTTGCTTTGCGCTCATTCTCAACCCTTTGCTCGTAGTCGATAGGTTTTCCACCCACATCTTGGTATGCTTTTTTGGCTGTGTCGAGAGCGGTTTTTTTGTCAGTAAGGTCTTTCTTTGTCGCGTTCGGGTCATTCTTAACACGGAGATATTCCTTCTCTGCGTCTTGCCATGCTTTCTTGGCGCGTTTCATCGCCGCGGGAAGTTTCTCGTTGTTGATGGCGTCTATTTGACCTTTTATTTGATTGACATACCCGTTCACAATAGCCACACCACCATTCGCTTGATTTTGAAGGTTGTTCAGCATTGTTTGTATTGATTCCGCTTGGTCGCTTGCACCCGCTACCGCTGCCTTCTTCTTTAAGTCAGTGAGTATATCAACAATCTGCTTCATCTGCGACTGGGAAGTCTCGGCTTTGTCTTTCAACCCTTCAACGGTTTTCTTTTCCCATTTTTTCTCTACACCGTCTGCTGCGTCTGCCGCTTCCTTTACAATCTTGTTAACCCCGTCAATTTGCAGTTTAGCCAAACTTTCATAATCTTGCCCCGTGTATTCCAATGCTTTACTAACAGATTGCACGGTTATTTTATTGGTTTCAATGGCTTTATCAAGTTTCGCTCTAAAAGAACCGCCCGAACCACCAGCCACCATTTCCAACAATGTTTGGTTGGCCGCGTCGGATAACCCTTTGTAAACCTTCTCTTTTATACTAATGTCTTCACCAGTGATTTCGGATTTGAATGTCCGTGTGCGTTCGACTAATTCAAGAGCGTTATCTTCAAGCGCCTTGCCAATTTCGTCCATGAGTTGACCATAAGCGAGTGTTCTTCTCACGTACTCATCGCTCGTCTTGTCAATACCCGACAAATATTTATCCTTGTATTTATCATAATTGTCGTCAACGAACTTTTTATTGCGGCTTTGCATTTCCGACATTTCACTCTCGTAGTACGACATTGCCATTTTCTTCTTGTTGGCTTCGTCAATGGCCAAGGCGAGTTTGTCGTATGCTGCGGTAAGGTTGTTTGTGCCTTCCATTTCCTTCGCGAGAGCGGTGTCGTACTGCGCCGCAAAGTCAATCAGTTCCCGCTTCTTCTTGTTATACTCGTCAGTACCTTCTTTTAGGTTGTCAAGTTCCCCAGCGAGAATGTTCAGTTTGGTCTGTTCTTCTTCGGTCTTCTGCGCGGTTTTCGCCATTGCTTCGCCGAGTCGGTCTTCGGAAGCGTGTATTTCCTTCTGCGTGTTGTGCCATTTTATTCCCGCATAGACAAGTGCGCCAACGGCTGCGGCTGCTATCGCCCAAGGTGCGGCTTTCATTGCGGCATTCAGCGCTTGTTGTGCTGCGGTGGCGGCTTTCGTCATGGCAATATTCAGTTTCTGCTTTGCGGTCACGTCGGATATGGCAACCTTGTAGAACCTTGCGGCCACGGCAGACTGCTCTTGTACCTTGATGTAAACCAAGGACGCCACCTTCGCAGAACCGAGTGCGGCGACAGTAGCAGTCAGTACGGGGACGAGTTCTTGATAACTCTGCACAAGACCAGTCACAGTGCCGATACCCTTCACGATGAACCCTTCCGCCGACTTGCCGAGTTCGTTGAACATATTGTCAAGGGCGTCATTCAGCATTGACATTTGACCGCCGATTGTCTTTGCGGTCGCTTCGGACATACCCGCGAACTTGCCGCCCGCTTGTGTCGCGTCCATAAAGGCTTGCTGCACCATTTCTGCGCTGATTGCGCCCTTCTGCATTTGCTCTTTAAGTTGGGCGATTGACTTGCCCGTGGTTCTCGACATCTGTTCCAACGGGTTGAAGCCAGCGTTCACCATTTGCATAAGGTCTTGTCCCATAAGACGGCCAGCACTACTCATCTGCGAGAATGCAAGCGTTAAGGCGTTGAAACGGGCGCTGTCGCCCATTGATACGTCGGATATGGCTTTGATGTACTTCGTGGTCTTGTTCGCGCTGATACCGAAACTCAACATCATCTTCTCGGCGGAAACCATGCTCTGCATAGTCAACGGCGACTGCTTGGCAAGGTTTTTAAGTTCCGTCATGAGTTGCCCCGCCTTGTCGCTGCCGACCATAGTGTTCAGCGCGGCTTCCATTGACTGAAACTGCGCTCTCGTCTGCACCATTTTGCGCCCGAAGTCGCTGATGAGTTTGGCGCCACCGAGTGCGGCTGCGAACTTCGTAATGGAACTGCTGACATTTTGCGCTGTTGACGCTAATTTCTGCTGCTCTTGTTGCAGAAGGCTGTATTCGGTGCGGCTGCGCTGCAAGGAAACGTTCAACTTGTCTCGCTTGCTCGTGAGTTCTTGCAGTTTGGCGGATTCTTGCTCAATCTCGCCAGCGGTCTGTGCGGCCACACCAGCGGCTTTATCCCTTTTGCCTTGTGGTAGGTTCGGGTTGTTGGCCACGGTGGTCTGCGTTCTCATTGTCCGCTGCAAGTCGTTTAGGTTCTTGCGTGTCTCGATGAGTTGCGCGTTGTAGTCTTGCAGCAGTTGCTCTTGGCTCGCTATACTTCTCTCAAAGCCCTTTTCCAAGTCATGCCCCGCGACCGCTGCGGTCTTTGTCATGGCTTCAAGGGTTGAGCGTAACTCTTGCAGCCGTTTTTCAAGACGTTCGGTCTCGACAACGGAACGCTCAACGCTCAAATCGTTCAACTGTTTTTCAAGACTGTTCAGTTCGTCACGGAGTCTCTTGAATTTTTGCCAGTCGGCTTCTACATCAAAGTACAGCATAATAATTCACTTTTAAGTTATTTTACTTCCGTTGCTCTGCCGCCGCCCGTTCGTCTCGCGGCAAAGTCCCTTCCCGTCATTCTCACCACTATCTCGTCGCTGCTGACGCATTGCGCTCTGTCTTTCTGCATGATTAGCAGCGTTTTATACGGAATGCGCTCGAATACGTCTTCATACGACAAATGTAATGATTCTATCAATGTAGCCACTTGCCCAAGCAGAGTTTCCCCGCCTATCATTTGGGTCTTGCCGTCACGTCGGCTACGCAGTTCGATAACGCGACAGCACGAGAAAAATCCCGCGTGGAAATCATTGAGTAGGCCGCTTCAAGTGCGTCGGCCAGTTCGCCTATTGTTCCGTTGCTCAACTCGTCAGTCAAACTCTCGTCGCCGTTGATGAACCACGACAAGGCGGCTGCGAGTTTGTTTGACTTGTTTATCGTTGCCATTATGTCGGCAATGGTCGCATTCTCTTTCGGAATGATGTACTCGCTCAAATGGTAGGCGGCGCCAGCAATCCGCTTTATGGTCGGCGGTGTTATGGCGTAACTCTTGTCGGCCACAACCACCACCCGAACTTCAAGTCCGAGAGCGGCTTCCGCTATCAGTTTTGCACCTTTCTTAATCATAACATTTTCAGTATTAAAACATCGTAAATATCGGAATTTTTTTAAAAAGAAAGGGGTGAAAATTTAATTCCACCCCCTTCCCCGTTGTATCTCTATGAGCAATTCGCTTATGCGCTTGGTGTATAGTCAAACCAATACTCCGAGCGTAGGAAGTCTTGTTCGGGTTCGAGCACGGTGGCGCTCATCTTGATAGAGATAGCACCGTCGGTGTTGCCTTCCGAAGCAAGAACGTTGCACTTCGGGAAGATGAACGCAACGTCGTCTTCTGTGATTGCCAAGAAAGACTTTTTCACGTCTGTAATACCCTTTGCGCGTTTCCAACCGACAACATTGTTCGACTCTTCAATGGCGTCACCACCAAGGAGAGCGGCTTTTGTTGCCCAGTCGTACTGTCCTACTTCAAACGAGATAGTAAGGTCGCCCATTTGTTTGTCGCCCATACGATAAACCGACTTGGTAAGTTGGTTTTTGTACGAGTCTTGCGAAGGGTCGCCTTCTTCCAACGCCCAAGTGTCTTGGTGTACGTTGGTAATCTCAGTCATAGAACTGATGAGAGTGGCGATTCCCGTTGACGAAATGGCAGCCGCGTCAGCAGACGAAGCCAGCACTGCGCCGTAATACAACTTTTTGATTCCGATTGCACTTTTTGCCATAATCTTAGAATTTAAAGTTTTTATATTCAACATAAAACATAACAGACACGAGTTGGCAGTCAAGTTCCGTTTCGGGTTGTCGGCTCTCTTGCTCGGCGTGAAATCTGCAAGTAGTACCGCTGTAAACCTTAACGGCGTCTTTGTGCATATACGGCTCGGATATGGCGGCTTCCATTGCCTTGATACCAGCAATGTCTGCGACACCTTTTTCCAAGTCGGGTACGTAGCCCAGCACATAGACGGTGTGCTTGTCCCAAATGCGCCCTTGTGCGCTTGCACTCGCCTTGACCACGATGTGCAGTTTGTTCACCTTGTCGTGGGGAACATTCTGCCAGCGGTACACGTCATAGCCCTTGTTGAGCATTTCGGTATAGATAAATTCTTCCGCTTCTATCGCTGTCATAGCCTTACAATTTTACTAAGTTCGCTTTCGGCATACAAGGCCGCCCCGTTTATTACGTCGAGTCCGCGATTTTGCACTTCTTCGGCATACGGCGCGTCATTGTAAATGCGTAGCCCGTTTCTCGTTACTTCATACTTGTTGGAACGTCTAAGACGCCCCGTCACATTATGGTATTCGCCATGCTCGACCGCGAACTCTACGGCTCGCTTGCCGACATCTTGGAGTGTGGCCTTAACCCCGTTCTCAAAGTCGTTCAGCGCCTTGGAAATGGCGCTCGTGTCCTTCTCGCACTTTAGTTTCATACCCAAAACTCCATTAGGTCGAATACGTTTGACTTCTTGAAGATGTTTACAATTCCGCTCGCTATTACAGCACCACTTGCGTCAAGACAGCGCATATTGTCGCCTTCTTTTATCCCGTCGGCCTTCTCTGCCACGACGTGCCACTTCGACTTGTAGGTCTGCCCCGCGTCCGTTGTTAGGTCGAGAGCCGTGTCTTTGTCGCAGCGGCAAGGGGAAATATCAACCCAGCCGTTGATAGTCTTCGTCGAGACACCAAGGCTGTCAGTCGTCAATGAGACGCTTTCCACTTGCAGTTTGTGCGGTTTGTAATACATCACCACTCGTCACTTATATTCACAATCGTACTGAGTCCCGATTCTTCCAGCACGTCTTCATCGGGTTCTACACCATACAGTTTGCACAGATAGGCGTAGTATTTTCCCAAATCGGCGTAACTGAACGAAGCCGAAAACCCATTCTCATTTATCTGCTCTAACCTTGGACGGAACATGAACCGCGCAATGGCCTTGATAAGCGCCGTGTTGACTTCGGTCTCGTTCGCCGTGGTGTAGTCGGCAGACATAAGGTCGGAAGGCAGAAGCAGCATATCTGCGTTAAATGTTGTCCCCGTAAAGAACGGGGCAAGTTCGCCCGATATGTACTCACTTACTTTCATTTGCCTTCGATATTGTCATCTGTGTCGTCCACAAATGGTTTTGCCTTCTTCTTGCCCTTCTCGGCCTTCGGCTGTTCCACCTTCGGCTCTGCTTTCGGGGCTTCTTTCACTTTCTCAACGAAACCAAGGTCGATGAGATACTTTCCGCGCTCGTCGTTGCACTCGAACTCGCTGCCGATTTCGTGAACAACCTTGAAGTCGTCCTTCTCGCGGAATCTAATTTTGGTTCTTACCTTCATAGTTGTAATTTTTAAAGGTTAAAAGACTGACGGGTTGGCCTTTCGGTTTCCCCGTCAGTCAATCTATCAGCATTAAGCCACAACTTCCTTGCTGTCGAGCAAGTAAATGCGGTCAACGTTGTTCAGCACTGGAACAACCATTGCTTGTGACGAAGTGAACTCGCGCAACGGGTCGTTGGTCGAGTATTTCGATACAAGGATATAGTCGTCAGCAGTCTGGTAGGCAACACCAGCGACGGGGCGAGTTGCTTCCGCGCAGTTGGTGTAAACAAGGTCGCCGAGTTTGGCGTCGCAAGTGAAGGCAGCCACGCCCGCTTTCCACGGATTGTGGTTCTTCTTCTCGCCGTCCAATTCGGTTTTCACGCGTTTGTTCACGCGGTGCAGAGTTGCACCCCACTTCGACATGATGACCGAAGCGAGTTGGTCGAAGTTCAGCACGGGAATATTCGAGCCAACAAAGCCTTGGTTGAAGGCGTATTGCTGTTTTGCTTGGATATTCTTGTAGAGTGCTTTCAACCATACGTCGTCAGCCCATACGTCCGTAATGACGTTCTCATCGTCTTGTGCTTTCTCAAACACTTTCTCGATGTCGTCAAGAGCGTTGGCGGTTGTCGGATTTGCGTCCCACAAAGTAGCCACACCGAACTTGTTGTCGTCGTGGTATTTGACGTCGATACGGACGCCAGTACCGTTGTTGCGGGTAGTCAAGCCCACACCAGTTGACAACTCCGAAAGGAAGATGTCTTCAACTCGTGACTGAACACCCGAAATACAAGTCGGCACGTCAGCAAAGATTTTGCGGACGATTGCTTCGACTGCCATGTTCTGTGCAATCATCGAGTCAATTTCCTTCATCTGCTTCTCGGTCAAGTAGAGTTTCATACCGATTTTCGGCATGTCGCCGTTTGCTACTTCGAGAGTGCCACGAGATTTCAGCGGCAGTTCCGAGTCAAGAGCCACAACGTCGGCTGCGACGTGTGAATACTTGCCAGTAATGGAAGCCCAACGGCCATCGTTTGTGAAGGTCGGGGTCAGCAGAGACTTGTAAAGGAAAGTCTCGTTTTGGTTGCGTTTCTCATTCAAGTATTCTACAACACTTGTTACCAACTGCGGGAAGAAGCGCTTGGTGAACTCTGGGTAAAGTGTTACTTCTTGTGCCATGGTTTACTCCTTTCTTTTTTAGCCGACAGTTACGGCAACTGTGGCAGTCTGCCCAGCCGCGTCTGTCAAAGTTACTACTCCCGAACCAGTTGTGCCGTCAGCGACGGTGATTGTCAGCGTAGTTCCGCTAACGGCGCCGCTAATGCCAGTCTTGTCCGATGTTACAGTCACATCACCGACTGCGCCACTGATTGTGGTTGTGTCGGAACTTGAAGCAGCAATGGTCATTGCTGAATCAGCCACAGCCAACGGATTGTTGCTGTCTTCGTCGCTCTCGAACTGAATGAACGGACATGCAGACTTGAAAGCCGACATGATTGAGTCCATGCTGTACGGAGTGCACTTCGGATTGACTTCGCCGTTGTTGAGAATGCTTGCCGACGGGTTCTCAACAGAAACCGAACGGTAAAGGATTCCAGCATACGAAGCGCCCGAAGGAAGACTGTCGTATTCGTTAGACGCTGTGATTGGCATTGGGGCATAGTTCCCGCTCGCCAGTTTGATGATGACGTGGCCAGCCTTGATTACACCAGTGAAGCCAGTGCAATCCAAAGTACGCCCGCCTTCCAGACCGCCGATGAACTTACGAATGACAACGCTGTCGTCGAACGTAATCGCGGTCTCGTGTTTTGTCAAATTTGCGTTCATTTTTTTGGAATTTAAAGGTTTATAATTGGCTTACCATGTCGGCGGCTATTTTCTTCGTCTGTTCTTCCACCGCCTTCTTGTCGTCGGTGAAATTCGGAACGCCGAAATGGTTTCCAGCCGTTACATTTGTACGAATGTTGTTTGCTACACCCGCCAAGTAAGTTTTTATATCATCTTCCGACATTTTGTCGGTGATGTTAAACCCTTCCTTTTCACGCCATTCGGGTACACCCAACTCTCGCGCGGTTTGTGTGATGAAATTTGTGCGTTCTTCCGCTGCCTTCGCTGCTTTGAACTTCTCGTTCTCGTCTTTCAACGCATTGATTGAATCAAGCAAGGTCTTCATGCTATCCGCCATTTGCTTGTTCTGCTCGGCCACCTTCTTCTGCTCGGCTGTGAACCAGTCGGGGATAACTTTGTCGTCCTTCGGTGGAACGGGCGGAGTCGGCGGTGTTGGCGGTGTCGGCTCGTTCTTCTTTTGAAGTTCCTTTTGCAGTTCTTCAATCTGCTTTGCCAAATCCGAACGTTTCTGCTCGTCTGCTTCTTTGGCGGCTTTCGCGGCTGCTTCCGCGTCTGCCTTTGCCTTAGCCGCTGCGTCGGCAGCCCGTTTGTCATTGGCTTTCTGCATTGCTTCCAAAATCGGCTTCTGCGAAGCGACAAGGGAATCAATGTTTTCGTCAGTCGCGCCAGCGGCAAGGCCGTCGGCGATGGCTTTGAGAAGCGCGTCCCCTAACCCAAGCGATGAGTACGTTTGTTTTAGGAGTGTGAAAATTTTTTCATTCATAGTTTTAAAGTTTTGATTTAAAAATTAACACGAACAAAAATAATAGGATATTGTTGGCGGTCGTTCACTTTGTGCAAAACTTTATGTTAAATAGAATTTTCGGGCATAAAAAAACCGCCCCCGAAAACGAGAGCGGCCAACGATTTACTAAACGTTTTAAAACTTACTTCCGCAAAGATATGCAAAAAACTTTTTACTCGCGCCAATCGTCATAAATTTCTATGCTGCCGACGCTCACGATGAGTTCCGCGCCCACATCATTGCTCAACACAATCAGTTCTTCGAGAGAGTTTATCTCGATTTCCCACACGCCCTTGCACTCTATGGCGTTCTCTTGCGGGTTGTAGGGTTTGACCAGTTTCGCCTTCTCGCACGGCTTTTCCACGCCGTCATAGTCGCTCGTTCTCTTGATTAGGAATCTCATTTCAGCGTCATTTGTTTAAGTTTCGACATTAGTTCGTTCTGCTTATCTACGGAAACGATGTTGATGTCACAGTCGAGCCGCAGCATTGACCACAAGTTTATCGGGTGGCCTTTGTATATGAACTTCCAATCCCGACGCAGACGCCCGAAGGTGTACTGCCGTATCAGCGACATCTTCTGTTTCACGAGTGTCTCGTATGGGATATGGCGCACTACCGAACGCTCGGCCAAGATACGGAAAGTGTTTTGCATATACACCAGCGCCAGAAAATCCTTCTGTTCTTCCGTCAGCGTGCGGTTGAGAAAGTCGCTGAACACATAGTTGTAGTCCAAGTATTCCCGTTCGAGTCTTCGGCTCACGTCGTGGCAGATTGAGCGTTCGTTGACGCGGTGGTGAATAAGTTTAGAGTCGAGTTGTAAGAACCCGAACGGATAATGCTTGAACTGTGGGTCGGCGAAGCGTATCTGTATTTCGTACTTCATATCTTCCAAGAACGTCAGCCGCTCGTCGAAGAATAGGTTGTTCTCGACAACAAAGTCCTTGCGGAGAGTCCATGCGAAGCAGAACGAGCGAATGGTCACGCCGTTGTCGCCTTCAATGCCGTGGCGGAATGCGTCGGCGGACGTACCAGTCTGCTCGAATATGGCGCCAGCGGCCAACTTGATTGATTCCACCGCTTCGTGGTCGCAGTAGTAATCATCGCTGTCGAGAAAGGTAAGATAGTCCGTCTTGCATAGTCTTATTCCTTCGTTGCGCGGTATTGACGGCTTGCCGCCTTCGGTTGTGGCGGTTACGATGTTCAGTTTGTCTCGGAACTCGTCCGCAATCTGCGGGCTGTCGTCGGTGCACTTGTCGAACACGATGATAGTCGTGAAGTCGTGGTCGCTCTGCTCTGCAAGGCTCTGCAAGCACTCGCGAAAGTAGGCGTTGTTGTGGCACGGAATGATTACCGATAGTGTGGGTTTTGCTTTCATATCTCCGAAAAGTTTTTTTCGTTCTTTGTCAGCGTCTTCGCAGAGCGCGTGCAGCTCGTCATATACGCCGTCCATAATCTTCTCGACTGCCTTCTTCAAGTCGGGGAACAACGCGCTCATTATTACGCTGGGCTTCATAACTTAAAATGGTAATTGAAAGCTGAACTCGGCCTCTTTGATTTTCTTCTTGAACTCCTCTGCCATGCACTTTATAGCGTAGAGCGCGTGGCCGCTCATTCGGTCGCGGTTGCGGTGTGTCATTTGACCGCAGACGCTGTTGCTGAGCAGATAGGAGAGCGCACGGGCAAACCCGTCAACTTCCGAGCACAACTCGTTAAGTTTTTCATCACAGCATTTCGCCGCCTCTTCCATATCCTTGTCGCATTTTTTCTTCTCGTTATGTAAAGAGTCGGACAGCGACAGCGCGAGTTTCCGCCACTCCTCGGTGGTTTTAGGCTCGTTATACTGCCAACCATAAAGAATGTCCCGTTCTTTCTGCCGTCTTTCCTCTGTTTCGGTATTTATGAAATTAATGAGCTTGTCGTCTTGTCTCCGCTTGAACTCAACCTCTTGACGTTCAAGTTCTTTTTTTTCTTCCTCTGTGTATTCCATTGTAAATCGTTTTTTTTACAGTTCATCAAATGTTTGTTGCAGTCTGTCCCGTTCGGCCTTAATCTGCTTCAAAGCCGAGCGAAGAAATTTAATGGCGTCGGGCAGAAGGAACGAAAAGTAGCAGAAGTCGATAGTATCATAGATTTTCTGCACGGTGTAGTCACCGATGTCGTCACCATTGATGGCTTCCATTTTCTCGATAATCTCGTTCATTTCGGCAATTCTCCGCCGTATCGCCCAAAGTCGGTCAAGTTTTTCGTCTGTCATATTCTCTCGATATTAGTCATTACAATCGGTCGGAAGTCACCCATTGACGAAATCGCCCCCAGTGTGTCGTAGTCAAGCGTGTCATACGCTTCGTCTATTTCCATGCCGTGCTCGATAAGGTGGTCAATCATCAAATCGTAGTCGTACACGAGTTGGAAGGACTCGGTAATGCCGACAATGGCCGTCACGTAGTCGGGGTTCTCTAAGAACACCGTTTCCGTCAGTTCGTTCTCGGCAAGGTACGCCTTTAGTTCATCGAGTGTCTTCATTTCGGTCTTCTTATGATTATCGGAAGGTTCGCCGCGTGCCATGCCAAAAGAGCCGCGTCTCTCGCGTCTTGGTTCGAGCGGTTGGCGAACCCCGTGAACGATTCAAGTTCTTCTTGTGTTATTTTCCCGTCCTTTCCCTTCCAGCACTTTTTGAGCGGTCGCTGCTCGACAACATCGTAGCCGAAGAACTTGGCCACATCGATTATCTTCCGCCCCGTCTCGTGGTTGCGGCCAACGTCGTAACCTTTGGCGGTCGCTTGCCCCTTGTTGTCGTGGTACTTGATGTGCCAGTTTCCCTTGTTCAGCCAGCCCGCTTCAACAACCACTTGCGCTGTCTTGCCGCTTGCCTTAATCTGTACGAGTCGGTTCATTATCTGCGGAAAGGTAAGGCTTTCGAGATAGAGATAGCCCGTCTCTCGTTCAAGGAACGCGAACCCGCTCTTGTCAACGTCGGGGTCAATGCCGATGTAGTAGGGGTAATTCATATCAGTTCTGCGGTTGAGCCTTCAAACCATTTCTCGTAGTTTTCCGCAGAGCAGTAGCCCGCGAGTGCGCGAAGCAACTCTACCGCGTCGAATATCCTTCCAGTGCGGTTGTCATAATCGTCGTAGTCTTTATCTTCGCCCATTATGACATTTCCTTCAACGGGAAGTTCGAGCGCACCCTTGAAGTGTTCGAGCGCTGCGGGTGTCATTACTATCCCGTCAGTCCCAACGACTGCTATTGCGAAGTCTGCGCCGTCAACAACGACGTCTCTGTCGTCTTGTAGGACGCTAATGGCGCGAAGAAGGTCGCGCAGTGTGTAGTTTGTCTTTTCCATGTTATGCGATTATTAGTCTTTTTTTCACTCTCTCAAAGAAATTGTGGTACTTCGGGCAGTACCGATAGTCGGAATCGTGCACAGCCGTTATGTGGCTGACCGTGCTGTGGTCTCGGTTTATCTCGTTTCCGATGTCTTCGACGCGGGCGCCCATTTCTCGGCGTATCTTCGTGTAGGCCATGCGTGCGAAGCAGAGATTGCGAAGGCGGCTCGTCGAACGGAAGTCGCTGAGTGTCGCGCCACTCTCTTTCAGCACGATGTCAAGCAAGGCCGATTTATCTGCGGTTTTCATTCTGCGCGTCTTGTTTGTGCGTCAATTACAATATTCGTCATGATGTCGAGCAAGTCCTTGTTCTTCGCCAAGTCCCACAGCCCTTGTGCAAGCACACTGCCGCTCGCGTGTACGATTACCGTCATTGTGCCGTCCGCGCCTTCGCTGAACAAGCAGTAGTTGTCGTAGGTGATGATTGAATCGACGGCTGCCTTCTGCCCGTCGGAAAGTCTAACCGCCTTTAGTGTCTTGTTACCCATGTTTTTTTTGTTTTAGTTGTCGCAAAGTTATAATTGAATATTATTTTTCCAAACGGAAAGCGAAATTTTTTATCATTTTCTGTTCGGTAGGTCTTTTTTGAGATAGAAGAAGCATTTGCCGTCCACCACAATCTTCCCGAAGTCGGATTTCTCGCCGCAGCAGTCGTCGTCTTTCGCCCGTCCGCTGTTGATGAGCCAGCAGTAGCCGCTGTAAGTGTAGAGTTTCATGGGCTTGTCAAAAGACATAAACTCGCCTATTGTCATTATTGGGAAGAAGTTGTTTCGCAGCGCGCTTTTCACAGCGTCGCGCACCCGTTCGATAGTCCAGCTGTCTTCGACAATCTGCTGCATAAGAACTGCCATGAACGAGTCGTGCATTTTCGGATATGCGGCCATTAGCGCGGCGGTCTCTCTCGCTATCTCGGTCTGCGTGGCGGGCTGACCTTTGTACGTGGTCACTTCGCATTGGTTCTCGTTGATTTGGCGGATTTCCCGTCCGTCGTTGAGCCTACCGACCGTTTGACGCGAAGGCAAACTCGGCAACTCGTTCTGCCCGCTCTTGTATTGAGCGATTGCTGTTCCCAGTGTTTCCAATGTTCATTCGTTTTTGATGTTCGTAATATGCGCTGACAACCCAGCGTTTTATCGTAAGGTAGTCCGATTTTGTCTTGTAGTTCTTCTCTGCCTTGTACGCGCTTAGGTGTTCAACTATGCCTACCGCGTCGTCGCCATACTCGTTGTGCAGTTTCTGTGCTTCCGTGTCGGTCAGTTCGACGTTCTTGAACTCGCCGTATTTGTGCTTTGGCTCTTTTTCTTTTTTCGCGGAACTTTTTTCTTTTTCTTCTTTTTCGGTATTCAGTGCTGGTATGGAAGGGTTGTTTTCTACTGTCTCACGATTTGAGACAACTTCGTTTTCGTTTAGGGGGATATAGGGGGTATATATATCTTCTTCTACATTCTTTACATTCTTATCATTCTTGTTTATGTTTCGAGCGTTGTCCGTTCGTTGTTTCGAGCGTTGTCCGTTCGTTGGTTCGTTCGTTGTTTCGTTCGTTGTTTCGCCACCTTGATAAAACCCATAATTGACAAGGGTTAGCGTTGTGCCGTTCGTTGTTCCACCCGTTGTGCTATTTTTTAACAACATTCCGTCCATTTTTAGAACATCTAAAAAACGCGTTACTTTATTCTTACTCCACTTCCAACGAGCGGCAAGTTTCAGTTCGCTGGTGTGCAGTTGCCCGCACTTAACTTCTATCCATTGCCCGTTTATGAACATTTTGTTGTCTTTATGATTCGCCATTGCGAGAAGGTCAACCCACGCTTGCCCCTTGGTGAACGGCTCACTCGTCCACAGCGGATTGTCAACGATTTTTCTGTATAGTTTTACCCAGCCTTCCATGTTATTCTTCGTTTATATTTGAAACCATAGTCTCGCCTTCAAGTATTATCTGGTTCTTGGATATTAGAGAAACGAGCGACTCGCTCATGGCGTCAGCCACTTCTTCAAAGGTGAAGGTTGTGGACGCGGACGTCATTCTTATCGCCTTGCGTATCGCCTTGCGAATACAGCGCACCATGTTTTTGTGTAACTCGGAATCTTTTGTCATAGCAAAAAAAAACGGCTTTGATTTCACGGATTGTTAGCGCCCAATCCGTTACTCTCTAAGCCCTTATCGTTTGTCTCGGCTTGCGCTAAAGCCTTCTAACCTTCCTAAAAATACCCCGCTTTTAGGTCATACCCTTACTAACGGGGATTTAAAATGTCCAATTATGTGGTGCAAACATAACAACAAATTATTATTCTGCAAACTTTTATTGAAAAAAATTACAAAGGATTGCCGTCGTCGTCGAACAGCGACATTTGTCGGTCGTCTTTGATGAAGGAACGGTCAATGATATAGCGGGCGTAGGCGCCGCCGTCTTCTTGCTCGACCATAATCGTCTTGATAGGGATTCCTTCTTGACGCATGTCGAAAACGAGCGCACCGAGTCGCAGATACCCGAAGTTCAGTGTCGCTTCCAATTGTGTCAGCGGTCTTCCGCTCAACAGCCATTGGCGAATGGCCTTGCCTTTCACGCCTTGGCTTTTCCGTTGTGTTGGTTTTTTGTTCATATCATTCTAAATATTCGTTTTCCCCTCCAAAATAGGCGGTACAGCCATTCAAGTTTCGGACTGACACCGCATTTCTCATGCAGATAGTCGCGCACCTCTTGTATCGGACAAAACCACTTCAAACGGCGGTCTATCCATGCGGGGGTGTTGAGTATGGCCATGCTGTAATTCGCCTCGATGTCCGTATAGGTTAATGCGGCATTATCTCGAATGTCCTGCACCTCGTCCATTATTTGCTCGATAGGCGGCACCTCGCCGCAGATTTTTTTGTAATACTCTTGCAAGTAAACACAAGCGTTGGAAACAGATTCAAACCGCCCGCCAATACGTTTTATATCTCGGTCGTAAATTTCCTTTATATCCACAACATACCGCTCTTTGCACCGCTCGAACTCGTCCTCCCTCATGTTGATAGAGTAGAAGAACGGAAGTAGTTTTGGAAAGTACGCGAACGACCATCTAAGGAGGTTCTCGTATGCCCAGTAGTTCTTTACGTATAGCTTGTCAATCGCAGCCATTTTTATTCTCCTTTCATTGCTTTTCGTTTTTATACAACCACCCGATTTCGGTAATAACAAACCCGAAACGGCTCAATATCATGTTCATTCTCACGGAAACGGAATAGCAGAGCATATCGTAGCCCGCCGCCTTTGCGTTGTTCATTATGTTCAGCACGTAGCCTTGGTGCTCCTTCTTGCTTGTCAACAGCGACAGCCACAGCGTGTTTCCTTCAAGCCACAAGTAACTGTCTTCGGTGAAGCGGTCGCTTGTCAGCCCTAACTGCTTGCCCTTCTCGCTGTCAACACGGATAAGGCCGCGTTTTTCTTGTTCTGCGGTAAAGTGTATCATAGTTCCTTGTTGTTTTGCATTTCGATAAAACTCTGCGCTTCGTGCTCGAAGTCCATACATAGGTCGTCACGGAAAGCGCCACGCTTTTGTAGGTGAACAGCGAAGGCGGTCAACTGCTCTACGATATTGTTCCGCTTGCCTTGCTTTTCAAGTTCTTCAAGCCATTCGAGCATTTCCGTTACTTCCAAACCGCATTTTGTTACGCCGCAGTGATTAAGCGTGTTGTATATGGCGTCTATAACTACCATGTCATAATCGTTCCAATCGGGCTTCTGCTCGTCTTTACATTGCAAAAGGTCAACACCTATTGATTTGCTTTCTGCCATTAAGCGTTTCCATTGTTCGTCTATTTCTTTTTTTACTTTTGCAAACTGCTCGTCTTTCCATTTCATTGCTTTCATTGCAGAGTTGTAACAAGCGTGATATTCAGCGTTGTTGTATGGTAGCATATCTCTTGCAATTTCATTTGCTTTTTCATCGTTTGTCATACTCTTTTGAATTTAGTTAAACACAATTTGTATATCCGTAGGAACACCAACGATTCGTCAGTGTAGGTTTCCGCGAACTTCATAAAGTCGCTTTCGTAGTCTTTCGCCCACGATATGCACAAAAGACCTATCCTTATATTCCATTTAAACTCGTTCATTTCTATTCTTTTTCATTGCTTGTTTTGATTGTTCAATCATTGCTATTGCTAATAATTCATTGGGAAAATTGCTTTTTAAAAAATCACAAACATCATCGATGTCCTCCTCATGGTTAAAATTACTTTTTAACCTCTCACAAACCTTGTCAATATCTACAAGGTTAGGTGCGGGGTTTTGGTCTGCATATTTAGCACCACGAATAAACGCTTGCCTTTTATCACTATTTAGTGGAAATATCTTATAAGATTCTCCTATTATTTCTTCTTCTCTTGTCATAGTCAAAATTTTAATTTTTTAATTGATTCCGCCGCACGGATAGCGATACCACGTATGGTGCAACCCTTGTGTGAAACATTAGCGGACGTAAGTTGCTTGGTTTCTTCTGCAATAATGTTGAACTGATTGACTATCTTATTCAACTGCATAATCATTATTTTTTCTCTACGTTCCGCCGCTTCTTTGGCAGCGTTTTGCGCTATTATCGAGAGTGTTTCAGCCACGTCTCGGTTTATGCCTTTGGCCACAAGATTGTCTCTAACATTAAGACCTATCCCGACCGCTATTTTTTCGTTTACTGTCATAACTCAAATGTTGGTTCTGTACTTAAACTTTTCCACAAGGAAGCAGTCGTTCTTTCGGTATTCTACGGCAATAACCCGTGTCTCGTCGGGAAAGACTGTTGCAAAGCAGTACATTGTGCCGTTCTTGCTTACTCTGCCCCTACTTACAACTTCCGCCACGTGTTCGAGCGCTGTCGCGGGGTCAATGCCGTCTTCTATCGTGACGCGGATTTTCTGCGGTTTGGTTTCGTATAAGATTTTCATAATTCGTCCCCTTTCATTGCGTTGTCAAAATCGTCGCACTCTGTGCTGTTGGTAAATTTACCCTTGTTTATAAGGTAGATACGAACTTTCTTTAAAAACTCATCTTTATCCACAAGATTTTGGGCTTTTTCGAGAGCATATTCTTCTGCCGCTTCCTTGCGTGTTCTAATGTCGTCCTTTATCAAGGTGAACACCAAATAGCCGCCACCGACGACAAATGCGATTGTGGCGAAAATGGAAACAATGGCGCCACAGATTAAAAAAATCTCTTTCATAGTCTATTTTATTAATTTAAAATCATAAACAAAAACCCACGGGTTGCTCTCCCACGTTTCCTTGCCGCTCACCTTGTCAATCAAGGCGGCGTAGGCTTCGCGGGGTGTGTCTTTGTAAATTGTTGTAAATGGAACTTGATACTTGATTATAACTTCGTTAAATGGTTGAATGCGCCTTTCAAGCACTCCTTCAGCCATACAGTCTTCATCGCTGATGTCTTGCAGACGCTCGTAGCGGATATTCTCGATTTGTATTTGGTGCGGCATAAAATAGGCCTTGGCAAACATCTTATTACCCCAACCTTTAGAAGACATCATCAATCCAATCATATAGCCTTCTTCTTTGCTGTTATCCTTAACGTTAAGCAACTGACGTTGGTACTTACAAACATCATCGTTGCCATAGGGTTGCGCCACGGCCACAACCTCGCCAAACTGGTACTTCGGATAAATATCCACGAACTCGCCCGCTTCAAACTCTGCCGATATGACGGCCTTGCCCTTGTCGCTAACACCGAAGTCGGAAAGCGTGAAACTGTACGGCGGCTTGCCTTGCAACTCTTTGATTATTCGCCGCGTCTGCGTCTTGCGGCCTTCCAATACTGCGGCGGTCAAGCCGTAGCGGTCGTTGAACATTATCTTTTTCATAACTCTATTTTTTTATCTATCCCACAAAGACGAAGGGCGTGTTGCAGTTCGTGGACGTAGTTTATGTGAATGTCTATGCCCGAACTATCTTTGCCGCCTATCATCAACCGATAGCGGTTTATTTCTTGCTTTGCTCGATAAAACGGCTTAAACTCAAATACTTGTACTTTGCACCACGCTCTTTGTCGCAAAAATGGTGTTGTTAACACTCGGATTTCTTCATTGATAAACCCATTCTTTTCAAGTATTTCGGCTGTCAGCGGAATCGGCTCAATCTCGTCGTATGGGTATATGTCGTTATAGTCAAGCATTACGCCGTCCTCCCGAATTTCCACGACTCGCTCGGCCTTCTTGTTGTGGGTGTTGTAAACCCAGTCCCCTATCATCAGTTCATCGGCTTTCATAACTCATTTTTTAAAGATGGTCGTATTCGATGTCCTTCCACGTCTTGCCGTCGAAGGTAATTTTGTCACTCATGTTGTCGATGACGCAGATAATCTCGTCACTCCAAAAATTCTCGTAGTCGTAGTAGTCCGTGTAGAACGCGGTTCGGTCTTGGTAGATAATCAAGTATTTCATAAGTCAAAAAGTTTAGGTTCATTGTCAATCTTCTGCGGTTTCTTTCTCTCGGTCTGCAACATCGGACAACCACCGATAGTGTGAACAGCATGGAAAGCCCGCTGACTTCCGCAGCCGTCGGTGGCCGCCGCCAATTCAATCTCTTTTTGAATGGCGCAGCGGTACTTCGGGAAGGTATCGGTCTTCTCGTTGTACCATACGGCCTTGACGCACCGCTCGCAGTTGTGCTCTTGCCACCACATAAACTCAGTGCCGTTACCAAATAATTCGTATCTCTTTTCCATGTCCTTACTGTGAAATTCGGTTCTTCATCTGCTCTTTCGCGTAACTAATCTGCGTCCGTAGGTTCTCGGCTTGGTGTTTCGCTGTCTTGTTTAACTGCGTAACCCATTCGAGAAGCGCGTTTTGGTCGGCGGTGGCACTATTCACAAACTTGGTCGCCAAAGTGGGCGACAACACCCTTATTTTGGAAAATTCTTTTGCGAAGGTCTCGTTTACCGCGATGTCTCTTATCTTCTGCGCTTCTGCAAGCATGATACCCGTTCGGGATATTATCGTGTTCAAGCCGCCCAAATACTCTACAAGCAAGTCGGGATTGTCTATGTCTATCGGGGCAGAGTCAAGCAGTTGCTGGTACTGGTTGGCTTCCACCTTAATCTGCTCTACTGTTCTCATCGTCAATTCGGTTTAAGGTTCTCGCAATCTTGCTGCTCATCATATCCATAAGTTCGCCGTCGGTAATGTTGAAGTACGCGGCGAATTGGTTTATCAGCACAAGGCAGTCGGATAGTTCTTCGACCACGTGCTGTCTATCTTCTTCACGAAGTGCGTGCTCTTGGTTGAGATTTTTCTCGTTGAACTCGTTGGAAGAATACACCGTCAGCGCTTCTTGCAACTCGAAGGCTTCTTCTGCAAACTTTTTGATTTGGTTCTTCAATCCGAAGTGTCGGATAATCTTTAACAAACTGCTCATCGTTGTTTTTTTTATTGTTTCACATGACAAAAATAATAATATTTTATTATCATGCAAAGAAAAAATCAATCTTTTTTAAAAAAAGCCTTCACTCGCAGAATGGTACGGACGTAGAACCAGTTGCGGCGTGAAATGTAAATCCAGCGGAAGGCACGCCACAAGTCGTATAACCGCTCTTTTATGCGGCAGCGGTTGTTCACTCTGTCCCATACAGTATATGATGTGTTTCTCAACGCACATTTGTACGCTTCACGGAAGGTTTTGAAGGCGGTGTTCTCATACATCAACTCGCCCTTGTTGGTGACGTTTGGCCACCCGAAATCTTGGCAAGTTTCTTTTCGGATTCGCCCGAAGTCGTAAATATAAACCTTTTGGTTCTTGTCGGCGTCAAACACGTCGGGGGTTTCCACGATACGTTTCAGTTTGTCGGGGTCTGCGTCAAACTCTTGCTGATAGCGGTTCAGTTCATCATTTACTCGGCGGCCATCTTCATAGCGTTTTAACACCTTGCCGTCCATGCTTATAACGATAATGTCGTGAATGTACGGCGAACCTATGCAGATAACCCGTCCCTTGTATTTTTCTTCATTGCACACGCACACGATGTGCTTAATGTCGTATGCTTCCTTTAGAAGTTTAAAGCCCATGATTTCAGCGTTTTATAGGGTTGTACCTTTCCTTTTGCTCGCGTCGGCGCTTGGCGGCCATATAGACCGCACAAGCAACCTCGCAAACAACACACGGCAAAACTGCCAGTATCATAATGAACACCACGGGGGAGTCCACAAAGTAGTCAATTATCGCGCTCATTTTCTTAAAATAATGTTGTTGAACGCGAACATGTAGTCCGTCACATTCAGCATGGCGGGGATTGTCACTATGTTCTTCACAATTTTCTTTATGTCTTTTGCCGAGAACTCTTTAACCGCTCTTTTGAACGCAAGAACAAAAGACCTTTGCAGATTGTGCTTGATAGGAAGGCTAAGTAGTATCTGTATGACTTCATCAGCCCTATCCCACTTCTCGCCGAGTGCGCCAGTCTTGAATTTTGAGATTGTTCTACTGCTGTCCGTACCTAAGTCACTATAAACCCACATGGCAACGCCAAGATAGTTCTCTGGGATATTATGGTAACGTATAAAGTTACGCAGCCCCAAATAGTTCTTATATCCGCGCTCGCAGTAATAGTTCAAATAGTCGGGCATACCCCAATTCTTTTGCGTTGTGTTCAATATGCGAATGTACTCGTCTATTTGGTTGTCGGGAATGTCAACTACTGTGTAATAGATTGGCATTTGCAGCGACTTGCACACTACAAATCGGTGTTGGCCGTCAATGATGTAGCCGTTCTCGTTCACCAAGATAGGACGGGCGGGTGTCAAATCCATCATCAAGATAGATTTTTTCAGTTTCTCGACGCATTTAGGAAGAACCATGCGGTTGCCGCGCCAAAATTTGAACCATTCGTAGTTCATTGTGTTTTTTGTTTCCATTGTGTTAAAGTTTTAAAATGTTAGACGTTGGTTTTAATTATTAGGCTCGGATTTACGAGCGACTCTTTCACATAGTGTTCATAAAGTTCGGGGTAGTTCTCTTTGAACCGCTTGCTGTCGAAGGTGCAGCGAACCGAACCTTGTCGGACGCTGAGTGTCAGTTTGCCGTTGGGTGACACCCACTTGTTAACACCCGTCCGCAGCATGAGTTCAAGCAGCCCCTTCTTCATGTTTTCTTCTTGCTCTTTGAGCGCGGCAAGGTTCTGCTCGAAAGCCGTTATTTGGCTCTCGATTTCAACCATTTTCGCCACGTCCTTTGAGTTCATGATGTCGATGTTTACGGGTTTCAGCGGGTTCGACCACGGAAGGCCAGCGGCTGCCGCCCATATAAGGTCTGCGATAATGGCGTCGTCTATGCGGTCAACGCGGACAACTCTCGCCTTGCCGTTGCGTAGGTGTATGCCGAACAACTCGTTCACCTTCTTTTTCGGGTTCTGCTTCTCGAACAGATAGGCGCAAGTGGATAACTGCCACGACAGATACTCAGTGTCAAGTTTGTCGGTCGTCTTGATGTCGTAAAGGTTCAGCATGGAGTCGAGAATGTCAATGGCCGTGGCCACATTCTGCTCGTCGCTTACAAGATACTCGGACGCTATGAACTTGATACCATTTTCTTTCACCCATTTGAACAAGTCTTTGACGGATAGGTCGGGTTCTGCATAGTCGTAGCCTTCTACAATCATCTGCACTTGTGAGTGAATGCGGTGTCCGCGCTCGGCTGCTGCGTTCAAAATACGGCTCGGTATGCCCTTATACTTGTCGGGGAACACGTACTGGTGAATGATACCCGTAATGCCCGACAACTGCTTGCCGTTTAGTGTGTATGTATGCGGAATCTCGTCGAATACGACGGGGCTGACCGCCAAATCTTTAATAGTGTACATTGTGGATTTCGTTTATTACTCTTGATAATGCTTCTCGTTTCTCTCGGACGTATTGAGAATGCCCGTTAAGGTTCTCTTGCGTCTCGATTTTGTAAAGTATCGCGCTGCGCTCGCTTGCAAGTTTCGCGTAGTCTGCGACTGTCGCGTTTTTCGGGTTCTTTTCCATTTCTTCGAGTTCCCGCTCGATGTCCCGCAGTCTTCTCTCGTAGCCCGTCATGACTCAAACTCTTTAGTTTCTAATTCTTCAAGATTGTCTTCCCACTCTTTCAAAGTGCGTTCCCACGTCCGAAGAACGTAGAAAAAGGCGACCGCCACCACCAAGACGGCGGCGCCAATGGTTAACAACGCGGTTGTCATGACTGCACGGATTTGAGTTCAGTACCCTTCTTCGTGACCGCCGCCTTGAACTGCGGATTGCTTTGTAGTTGCTTGAAGTCAACTTGCCACAAGGCTGTCACTTGCTCAACCGAGTCAGCGTTCGCCACGGCGTTCAGCGCCGTTTCAAGGACATTCGCTGCTGCTTCTGCTTCTGCTTCGGGGACGTCTTCGCCCGCGTAGATATACAAGCCTAAACCGAACAAGCAAAGGTTCTTGACAAGGCAGCGCATGATAGTCTTGTTTATGTCGTACATCGTGGCCGCTTGGACGGTCTTGACGCCGAATTTGGTTTGATACTCGTATGGAACGCGCTTCATCGCTCTGTTCGACGAGTCCATGACGGGAAGCCACATTTCTCGTGTGATACCGCCGATTGTCACGGACGTCCAGCACATGAAACCGAGTTCGGGGTCTTCGACATACGGGCGGTTCTGCTCGTCGCGATAGATTGTGAAACTTGCGTCGGGATAGCGCTTCATGATTTCAGCCCACGCCCACGCCCAAGATAGGTAGGACAGCGTTTTGCCGTCCGCACCTTTTTTCTGCTCAACGTTGTCATTCACGTTCACGTTGAACAACTCATCGAAAATTGTTTTTGTTTCGCTCATGGTTGTTTTTTTAGGATATTCTACAATAAGCCCGCAGAACATTCTTCGTTGCGGTACTGCCATACTTTAAGGCCGTGGACGACTGACTCTCGCTCGTCACCCGCGTCTGCAAGGACGTGTTCTGCTTGGTTCAGCGTCACTTCGTCAATTCTGCGTTCGCCGTTGCGGATTCGCTCGGCTACCGCTACTGCTTCTTCAAGTGTCATAGCCGTAGGATTACTGATTGATAATCGCGTCAACTATCGACCGCAGCCCCTTCATGGACTCGACAAGGCGGTTGCAGCGACCGACCGACGTTTCATACTGCTTATACCAATAGTCTTTGAAAGACCTTAGTTCTTCGACATCTTTCTCTAAAGTGCCGACTTTCGTTTTGAGCGCGTCGCGCTCTGCCGTGAGACTCGCAATCTCTTGCTGCAAGTTCTCTTTTTGGATAATTTCTTCTTCTTTTGCCATTGTGTTGTTGTTTTTAAATGTTTGACACTGCAAATATAATACTTTATTATTATTCTGCAAATAAAAATTGAATTTTTTTTAATTTTTTTTCAGTTGGCGGCACAACTCGTCCGCGCACTCGATGGCGACTTCAATGAGCCGCTCTTTGGATAGCGGGCAACTTGGGTTCTGTAACATTGCAGCCGTGAACCGCATGGCCGCCTCGTTGCGGAGTCCGCGCTCGTTCTTCTCGTGAACTGACAAATCCACGCGCTGCCCTTGGATATAACCGAAAATCTTTTGCATAACTTTAAATTTTTAAATTGTTATAGTTTTCTGTATGTGAACGAGTTTATTTCCGCGTCACTTTTGCCGTCGTACACAACGTCGGGCCAAACCTTTATTTTTACACCCCTTAGCTTGACTTTCTTCTCGGCTCGTGGACGCCATATATCGTTGGGGGCTTCTATTGTGCCCGTCTTTGTCACCCGTTTTGTTTCGGTCGGATAGTAAACCGTGTAGGTTATTGTGTACTGGTACGTCGGATATTCGGGAGTCTTGCCGAATATTAAGACCAACGCCACAATAAGAATAAACGGACTCGCAAGTATAACAGCTGCCCAATTAATGTTGATTTTTTTCATAATCAATAAAATATAAATGGATAATCAATGAATATTCTCGACACTTGAAAGCCGAAGTAACCTAAGAACGCAAGGACGAACACCCACATCGCCACTTTGCCGAATTTTGTCGTTTTTGCCATGGCTGTTCTATTTTTCGCGTTCGTAGGCTTCGTAGGCAAGTTCGATTTCTCGCTCTCGCAAACTTTCAAGATACATTTCTCGGTGAAATTCGCGGATTTCTGCTTCTTCTGCGTCTTCGATTTCTAATTCGTCGTCGCTTGGTTCGTACCCCATTAGTCGGTCGAATTTTTGTTCGTCTTGGCGGTTGCGTGAAAATCGGCTAAACCCGCCGCAAATTGTCTCGTACATGGTTTATAGATTTTAATTGTGAAAAACTGCATTTTCAAGCGCGGTTTTGTGGTTTTTGTAACCGCTTGGGTTCTCAATAAAAAAGATATTCAACTCTAAAATTCTTTTTCTCTCTCTCGCTGCCTTGATGAATTTTTTATAGAACGTTGACGCGTTCTTATTGTCGGCTGCAAGATATTCGTTTATACTCTGCAACTCTCTTTTGTAAGTATAAAGCCGTTTTTGTTTCTCTGCATTCATTGTAATAAGTTTTAAAACGCAACAAAGATAATACTATTTTATTATCTGCAATAAAAAAGTATAAAAAAATTTTTATGCGTATGCGTTTTTTTGTTGCACATATTAAAATAATATATATATTTGTGTATGTCAATATTGGCACAACGTTCTAAAACTTACTAAAATGAAATCGACACTTACACAAATCATGTTGAAAAAGTTGGCGGCTGCTCTTTACCACAATAATATAGACGCCTACAACTGCGAACCGATTTATAAAAAACTCAATCTATCGGCAAGCGAAATCAGTCAAGTCGAAAAATACTACGATGTATTTTTTAAGAAGTAACTAACCGCCTTCGGGCGGTTTTTTTATGCCCCTACCACAATCTATAAAAAACACCGACCCCCGCGTATGGCGCGACACCCTTCGTGGAAACACCAACCCCGACTTGAACACCGACACCCCAGCGGCGGGCTTTCTCAACTTCCGTGTTCGTGATGATTGTCGTGGTCGAGCGGCACTCTATGTTGATACTATCCAACGAAGGCTTGTAGCCGCTCAAAAAGGCCGTGTATTTGGCGTTTTCCGTACTGTCGTGATAAACTGCACACTGAATCGGAATAATGACCGTAGAGTCGTCTTTTATGACGATTTCGGGTTCGTCGGAATTATCGAATAACTTAACCGTGTCTCTGCGAATGATGTAACGGACTATCTCTGTCGGACGGTCGATGAAGGCCGTGTCCCAGCGCACGACAGTAACCGTGTCGGAAACAACCGACGGCTGTCTTTTCTTCGCGATGTCATATCCGCCGCAGAACCCCAGCAGCAGCAAGATGAGAACCAGCAGCAGTTGCAGTCTCATATCCGATTTTTTCTCTTTCTCGTTCATGTCTTTAGTGTGTTTGAAATCCGACTTTTGCACAAAAATAATATTTTATATTTATTGTACTTACTTTTGTGTCGGACAAAAAAGAGAAATTATTATGTACTACGCAAAAAAAGTTTTGGAAGATTACGGCTACACGCAGAAGGCGCTGGCCGAAAAACTCGGTGTTTCCGAAATGTCAACCCACGTGTACGTGAGAAAGAACCCGACGCTCAAAAGCATAGGAAGAATGGCCGACGCTCTTGGCGCCGATATGATAGAGTTTTTCACACCATTGCACAAGGACGACCCGCTTCTGCTCTCGATGATTGCGGCTCGCAAGGCTGCGGAACGTGACGAGCGAAAGAAGAGAGTGTGCAAATAGGCTGCACTCTTGACGGAACAAAAAAAAGCACATCGTTGTCGGTGTGCTTTTCTTTTTGTCGGTAGTTCAGTTAGAACGGAACGTTGCCGTTGCCCGTCGGTAGGTCGCCCGCGTACTGCGGCTGCTGCTTCGTCACATAGGCGGTGTTGTCTTGGGTCTTTGACTCGCTCTGCCCGCCAAGCATTTCCAACTTGTTCACGAATACCGAGAAACCCACGCGGCTCTCGCCTTCTTTGGTCTGGTAGGTGTTGGCGGATAGTTCG